GATTGTTGGAAATATTCCGCCTTAGTTAAGGGAGTTTCACCCTTAGATATTTTTGTCCACTCCCCTTGCATTAAAACACCAGCGCTTTGAATTGACGAACGAATCGCCTCATCAGCTTCTCCGGCCGCGTCTATGAACTTATCCGCCATATTATTAAGAGTGTCGATAATTTGAATTACTTCGTTTAAAATCGGTTTTGCTTTATCCAGTATCTTTCTCGATATAATGGCTCCGGCAGCCAATAAATCATTAGCGTCAGTGCGTTGCGGATTTAAAGTGGGTAAGTCATCAGCATATTGAGGGAAGGCGCCACTAATTGATCCTTGTGATCCATATTTTTTAATTGCCCTTATACGAGCCGCTCTGTTTGGTTCGTCCTTGGTGTTAAATAATCCCATAGGAACACCCATTTCCGGATGTGAAGCAAAATATGGTCTTCCACCGGTTAAAGACTCTAATCCGATTTGTGTCGAACTAATACCCTGAATGTCTACAAACTGAGGAACCCTTCCCTGCCCCGATTTATTTTGACTCTTGCCAGTGGTTTTATTCATCTTGGCAATAACCTTCATTCGTTTTAAAGTGAGATCAGTTAATTTTTTCTCTTGTTTGGTTGCAGCATTTAAAGAAGTTAAATATTTTTTTTGCTCCTTATTAATTTCTTTATATGATTTACCTATGGTTGCTGACTGTTTAATCATAGTATCCCAGTTCTCAGTAATAGCATCATTGTGAGCTAAGATGTCTTGATATATTGCTGATTGCTTTTGTACTTCTTCGGTAATTACTTTTACATTCTCACTTTCGTCCCTTGTTTGCTGTAAACGACTAGTTGAATTAATAGCAATGTTCTGTATTAAATTGGTTTGTTTTTCTAAAGATTTATTAATATCCTCAACAATAGAAGATAATTGAGCCGTTGTTGAAACATTTAAAGCAGTTTCAAATCGGCTAATAATATCTTGGGTCAGTTTATCTAAGTCGTTTAATGGTTTAGCGTTCTCTGCCATGAATCACGTTTTTAATAAATATCACGACTATTTTTTCTTGGCCGCATCCATAGCGGCTTTTTGTGCTTCTAATTCAGCAACATACTTCTGTAAATGATAACGACGTTCAAATATTGGCATTTTTAACACATCATCTCTTTCGAAATTGACATGTTTAACCATATAATAAACTTCATCTAGGACGTAATTGCGGTAATCAGAGTTTAGGCCAAAAAAAGCTAGGGCCAAAAGGAACATTAGTTTGAATAATTTCCCCTGACGGCGCTTTTACTTTGATTGATGTGTTTATTCCGGGCTCTATTTTTAATAAGAAACTNCGAACGGATAATGAATCAAANGCNGGCATCTGTTGAATNAACTCAGCAATAAACGACTTNTCCCGATTACCATCAATTTCAACAATAGCACGTTCNAGACGCATTGTTAATCTGTTTGATATATAATTTTCNCCATAAGACTGTTTTCTCTTTTCATCACTTTCTGTTATATTTTTTTCATCATCAGGAGTTAAAAGTCTGATTTTTGAATTCTTTTTTGTGCGAGGTAATTCAAAAACAAATTCACCACTAGCGTCAGGCATATCCGTTATTTCTTTTGTTGGTAATGTTGACAGATCTACAATATATTCAAAATCATCCCCGGTCAATGGATCAGTTAAGTTTATTGCGTAATCCTTACCATATCCTGTAGCCCTTAAAAACAACATAATAGCTGTTCTATCTCCCGGTAAAAGTTTGCTAACCTCAATATCCCGGTCCTTAATTTTCTTACGAAGCAAAACATCAATAACTTTTCCAGATTGAATTAAATTGGGAGATGTTAAAATATTTTCATCTGCCGCTGTTAAATACCCAACCCTTAAATGAGTTTTTTTGTTTGCATAGAAATAACCCTTGCTGGGCAGCTCAATGACATCAAATGGTTCGTTATCTTCAATAAACCCCGTCTGACCCATAAAAGCCTTTTCATCAAATTCTGAGTATCTTGTTTGTTCTATTGGCTCAGATTTTGGCTTAGCCCCTTTAGTAGTATCGAACTGGGCATATCGCTTTGGTAACTGATCTGTATCGATGTCCTCTGTTTCATTAGATTGAAATTCATTTGGAGGCGGCGTTTCTCCAGTATTGTTCCAGTTAATTCTTGGTTTGTTTTCGTTTGGCATAAATTATAGTTTTTAAAATTTTGTTATTTGCGCTTAAATATCGATAAATAAAAAATTCCTCGATCATCATAAAAATAACCGAGGAACTTAAAATGTGTATAGTTAATCTGATTTATTCCACTCAAACTTTAAATTACCACAGTCATATATACGATAAATTTTCCGTTCTAGCATTATATCTTTTTCAGTTTTATCTTTATCATAACCCTGTTTAACTAAAATTGATTTCCTATAATTAAATCGATGAAATCTGTTTAATCCAATAACATACCAATAATTAGGATCAGTTTGATATAAAAATGCAAAACCCAACTTTTGATAGAGATCACCATCAAATAATCTATAATCAGCAAAACTTATAATATGATTGGGACTGATTGTTTTTATAAAATGTTTGAATAGTCTATTTGCTCCACCAATAACATTTGTATTTATCTTATTACAAAATCTAATTAATTCGTAACTTGACGGATTTATAGTACCAACGCCCAATCGATTTTTTGAAAATACCATCAACGATATTAGTTCATTATTGTGATATAACCCGTATTTAAATTTACCTTTACAATTTCCTTGTATGTGGTTTTCGTTTAAAAATTCCGAGCAATCTTTTTTACTAACCTCGCAAATATTACAATTCCTTGCATAAATTTTGTTTTTTGTTAATCCCAATCTATTTAATATTATCGAATTAACAATATCCAACTTAAATTTTATTTCGTCTTCAAAAAAGTGAATTAAACGTATGTTATTTTGTTTTGCTTCCGTAATTTTTTTTAAATGATAATATCTGTCCACAAATAACTCACTATGCCAATAAATTCCATTAACTTCAACACCCAATTTATTATTTATCAATATATCAATTTCCTTTTTTCCGTTTAATAAATGTTTAATATTTTCTTTTATATTAAGTCCGGGCGTTTCTTTAAGTTTAGTAACAAGATGTAAATGATCAGAACTAGTTGATGAAAAACCAATAGGATTACATTCAGTACAAGGAATTGTGTCATATCTTATACGTTCTCTAAATAAATTTTTTGTTGTTGTTATATAACCATGTTTTTTACATAAAAATGTACAAGTATCTTTAGTGTTTTTACTTAGATCAAATGTATATTTATCACTATATTTACTATAAAAAAATTCATACATTATTATCTTAAATTGCTGTGTTTTGGAAAAATTATCTACGTCATATTTTTCCAAACAGGTGTTTTTCATTTTATCAATATTGTTATAATTTTCATCACCATGATTTTGAAGTTTTGTTTTTCTACATTTGTCCATGTTGTTATAGTTTTCATCACCATAACGTTCTAGCTTAGTTTTTTTCCTCTTAGTTATAAAATCTTTGTGGCTCGGATAAAAATCAACATTAAACTTTTTTTGATTAGTTTTTTTTATTCTAACTAACATTTCTGGAATATTACTATTAACACAATCAATTGAGCAAAAATCACCATATGGCCGATCAAATCTATCGCCAAATTTTATTTCCTTATTACAAGTTAAACATTTCGGGCGTTCTTTAAGATTATTATAGTATATCCAAATTTTTTCTTTAAATCCGCTATCACTCAAACCCAATGAATTAAAATAATTTTGTATTCGATGATATTCCTCCGGATGATTTTTACTAAACCAAAATTCTTTAGTTTTATATCCAGATCGATTATCTGTCATGAAATAATTCATATCCATAGGCACACTTTTACATAAATATAAGCAAATGTGTTTTGGTTGTCAAGGGTATGTATAAATAAAAATTTCCTCATACACATACAAGGAAATTTAAAGAAGTTAACAATTCGATATATTAAATGATTCTGTAAGTAACTGATATACAGATAATTACTAAAAAACGAGAATGCAACGATCCATTTGAAGATTAATCGTAATATCGGCAAGGTCTCCAGAATTATAATCTAATGTCCCAAAATCAGAACTAGTTAACATTGTATTAACCAATTTCCAGCGTTCAATTACAACACCGGTAGGATCAAGCATTTCAAGGGTAACATTTTTCTTATAGCCTGCGGCGTATCCCATACGACCTGTTACAGATTCAGCATGTAGGCGAACCCATTCCATAATTGCTTGTGATGCTGAAGGACCAATAGGATCTCTCAATGTAATGTCAATCGCTTCCCATTTAAATCTACCAGCTACCCATGTTGAGGTATTTAAAAAAGGTATCTCAATTGGATCTATGGTTATATTGGGTCTTTTTGAGCTGACCACGAACCAAGATTGAATTCCCATATTACTTGGAAAGGAAAATATGAACCTATTTTGTTTTTTTGGTTCGTAATTGATGGGCATGTTTAATAATAGATTTGCCATAATTTTATTTTTTTATTGCTTTGTTATTGACTTTTCATTTTTTTATCTTATATTCTAAGGACCCTCTCTAGAACTGGACTTAGTAATTTATTTCTATATAAATAGTATCTAGTTTATTTTTTTCTCTTAGTTATTATAATTATTTACTTATTTCTTTTCTTTTTAATGCTAGTTTATTTAATATTGTATTTAAATCTTGTATATAGCTTCTATACTGGTCTTGATCTTGATAAAGTTTAATTTGTCTTTGTATTTCTTCAATATCATCATCTATTTCGTCAACCGGTGGAGCCTTTTGATTTTCTGCTTGTAATTTAACGTCACCAATCAAAGTGTTAGCGACAGTAACTTTTATTGTTGGAACTTGTATGGCTTTTTTTACCCCCATATCTGAATTTAAATGACCAATCAATACTTTCATATGATCTTGAATTTGCTTAGCCATTACCGTTTCAAATTTACGAGATTGGCTAGCATTACTGAAAATTAAACTAAAAGTATCCCTGCCAGTTGTATTAAATTTAGAAAGTGATTTTATAAGTTCTTGATCCTTTTTTTCACTTTGAGCTAATTGCTTTAAAAACAAATCGAACGATGGGCCTTGTGATTGAAAACTAACTAAATTAAAAGTCATTGTGCTTGGCTCGGACGCTTGACCTGCACAGACAACATTAAATATTAGTCCCCAAGTTGTCATCATTATTACAGAATTCTCTTTAGCTTTCTTATCTAGATTCTGAAATTCAAACTTTATTGGATATGTTATGCCATTTGTGTTGTCAAATTTTAAGTTTTTTAATATAGATTCGTAAGATACCGGTTTTGCGTCTTTAGGTTGGGATTCTGATACCCCTTTAATACCTGTAGAAATTGTTGTAAATAGCTTTTCATATCCCTGCGGTAAGGATGTTAATTTAGCGTTGTAAAGTGATAATGGTGATAATGGGTTGTTCTTTTTTAATTTTACTTTTCCGGTAGACGTATACTTGTTACCAATAAAAACATTAACACCAATACCACTAAAGTATTTAAAGGCGTTTACTGATTGTTTAAAGGTAAAGGTTAATAATTTACCAAACCCACTTGCTAAACTATCTAATACTTCAGTTTGTAGTTGTGGAGAACTCTTTTGGCTCTCCACAATTACTTTTAACTGATTTTCGTTTATTCGGTAAATTTTCTGTTTTGTCATGATTAAACATTTTCAAAACTAGCGGATGTTGGGGTGATAATAAATTCTAAGTCTATGAATTCCAATGATTTAGTGGGTTTTAAGAAAATTTTACCCCTTAACAGATTTTCATCTTCTGTTTCAGCTCTGGGAACTAATTGTACTCTGAAATCTATTAATCCTCTTTCGTTTTTAATACCGTCAAGAATAGGGTTAACCAAATTCAAGAAGTCATTACGAACGATGTCGTCATTTTGTTCGAATACTAAACGTTTAGAAACAGCGGCTATAAGTTTTCTTGATTGAAGTAATAAACGTCTTACATTAATTCTGTCGAGAGCTGATTCTGCAACCTGAAGAGTTCTGTTACCCCAAATTAATACTCCAACATCATTAAAAGTTGCTATTGGGTTAATTCTGTTTTCGTAAAGCAAGTCACGATCATCTTGTGTTAATTTGATACGAGCTCTTGAACATTCTATGATACCACGAGTATAACCGGCTGATGCAAACCATGGGAATGCTATATTATCTGTTAATGCTATATTTCTCATTACGTCATAAGTTGTTGGAAGATATATCGAAACGTTATTAATATCGTCTTCATATTTAACCCATGGAAAATAAGTTGCGGTGTAGTTAGTATCTAAACTAGCGTTATCTAAATTATCAACGGCATCTTGTGCTGAATATAATAATCCAGTTTGGTAATCAATATCTGGAGTTGTTGTTATAAATAAACTATCAGCTCTGTCTTCTTCGACCATTGTAATAGATTCATCGATCAGTTCTTTATTGTTTACGTAATCGATACCCGGAGTTGCGAACACATTAATATTTACGGCTTCAGGGTTACTAAATGTCTGAATACCGGCTAAATAAGCATAATAGTCAGATGTTGTGCCAAGGAATCCGCTTGTAATAAAAGGAGATTTACCAAGACGATAATTATCACCATTTGTTCTACGTCCTCTGTTTGGGTCCCAGCCATCGAATCCACCAAAAGGATGGAAAGTAAATTTACGTGAACTTAATGTTTCATATTCAGTTCCATATAAATCATCTTCATTTTGAAACGCATAATCCCCAACTTCAAATCCGATTGAATTATCAGGCTCACTTATAACGGGAGTGTCAATTTTTTTAATTAAGGCATTAGCGGCATTAATATCCATATGGAAACCTTTACTGATAACTGTCCAAGTTCCACCATTAGTAGTATATCCTTTATAGGCAAATTCAGCGGGATCTAATGCCACAATATTTGTTAATCCAAGATAGCGTTTACGATAGAACGGTTCTTTATCGCCAGCGGCTTCAATTTTATATCCAGTAATAATATTTTCATATATAACTTCACCGGTAGTAAAATACTTAGTTTTATAGATTGGTCTCATATTAACTAAATCACCAACACTACCGCCAAAAGGCTCAACAGAATCATGACGCATTGGATATCCTTCAAAACCAGCGGGAACAGCATCGTTTGGATGGTTAGGATTCATAACTAACATAATGAATCTTGAATTTAACGAGTATTCCCCATCAGCTGTACCAATTTTTCTACCTATATAATTATTCGATGTTGAGTCAAGGTTACATCTCTGATATTTTTCTAATACGCTTAGTTTATTATCATTGTCAGCCCATTCCCTCACAATTACATCAAATTCGCCAGTTGCTAAGTTTATATTCATGAACGATATCTTCACTTCAACGTTAGCGTCCTCACCATCTGATATTAATTGGAATTTAAATAAACGATCAACAGTGTTACCACGTAATTCAGATACAACCCAAGGAGTGGAAGGTGTTTCAAATCCTATTGGTTGTAATGCACTACTGTCTTTATACCCATAGTTTGAAACGTCATCATTAATACGAACAATATCTCTTACTCCATATATCTTTTCATAATCGACAAGGTATTTGTAACTGGTTGGATAAACTTCTTCAACCCATATTGGAGTGTTTTTAGATTTCGGTCCATCACAGAATACACAATTTTGACTTACGCCAGCGCCACCAATTACTTTCGAAATAAAAGTCTTAGATGTATAATCAAGGTTCACTGTATAATCGAATTGCTCCGGTGTCGTGCCAGTTGTCCATCCCGATAATTGAAAATCACCATTTGGATCACTAATAGCACTTATATCATTTAAGAATATATTATTAATTGACGTTGCGTTCCGAACTAAATAATGTTGAGCTTGTTTTATATCATAATCGTTTGATGTTGTGACTCTTGAACGAAGCAACGCAACTACTAATTTATCATAGTTTGTATAACAAGATGCTGAGAATACTTCGTTATTAGTTAATGTAGCAATTCCGGTAGATGTGTCAGCAGATAAAGTCCCGCGAACCATATGGAAAGTACAGTCGAATACTTGTGATTTAGTCCAACCGGTTACTTCTAATGAGCTTGTTAAATCAGCACCCATTACTAAGTTATCATCACCGGTAGCATCAGTTGAATAGAATTTTATACCATTTGTGTCGTATGTACCACCACTAGCAAATACGCTACCCGGTAATGAGAAATAAACATTGGTTCCATTATCATAAACTTGCCATCCAGATTGTGCAACACTTGTACCTAATGCCACTATTGTTGACATATCTATATTACCATTAGCGCGTATTGCCCAAGCTCTACCTGCATTATAACCGGTAAGTCCTAGAATACGAGTAATGAACAATTGATTGGATTGTTTTAGATATTGACGAGCCACATATCCCATCTCAAATTTTGGTAATGACGGTAGGGCCGGATATTTTGATGGATTTAAACCACCAAAAAAGGTTGTATATTCTTCGAAATTTCTAATGAATACTGGTTCAAAAGCGGGACCTTTAGGGGCTTCGCCAACTAAACCTAATGTTGTTATACCTATTGAGGATGTTATAAAATCTAAAGAACGCTCGCTGGTATAGATTCCCGGACTAACTATTATCTTACTACTCATAATGTTACGTGTTTTTATTTGATGTTATTTTATTTAATGTTTTATATTCGTTCATTTATCTATTATTATTTTCTTATAAATATGCGTAAAACATCAAAAGAATATTCCAATCAAAAGATATTTATAATGTAAGGAAGAAAAAAAGAAGACAAATGGTAGAAAAAAATCATACTAATAATCGGGGTAAAATTAAAAACCTTAAAATAAGCGAAGATAGCCACGCAAAATTGAAATCGTATTGTCAGGAAAATGGTCTAAAAATTTTTGCTTTTATTGAAAGATTAATAAATGATAATTGCCGAACGGTTATAGATGATAAAAATATTTACGGAGAATAATTTGGAAATCTAAAATATTTGTATTACCTTTGTATAACGAAAAAAATTTGTTAACAGTAAATTCCAACGGGCTTGATTTGAAATAACAAACAAAACTTAGATTTTTATCAATGAAAAAATCAGAAATTATTGAAGGTAATAAATTAATTGCAAAATTTATAAATCTTAATCAGGGTTGGTCATACCATCAAGACGAGGAAAGTAGGTTTAAATCCCCGTACAGCCAAACAAAACCAAATGATTATACTAAATGGCACGATGACTGGGCTTGGCTTATGCAATTAGTTGAGAAAATTGAATCATTAGAAGAATACGATAGACAAATAAAAAACCAAAAAGTAAAATGTACCCCTTACAGAGTTGATATACTTGGAAGGAATATGGTTGAAGTGCTAGCATTTGGGGAAGATTCGATTTGCTTAATAAATGAAAATGGATTAACAAAGATGGAAGCTATCTACAAAGCTGTAATAGAATTTATTAAATTTTACAATGAGCACGAAAAAACAAATGACAAAATTGGCAGAAAATAATCCACAAGGCACGGCAAACATTGATGATGACCGTGTGTTATGTGGCGTTGTTTATACTCTTTTGAACCCAAATAAACCTTGCGTTGAGTGGTGTACAATTGAATATATGCACAATGCTTGGTTAATGAATTGGAGTGGTCGGGATATATATAATATTGAGCATGGAGAAAATGGTTTCTTCTTGACACTAAAGGCGGCTAAAATGTACGCTACAAAAGAAAGGTTGTGTATTGGAAATAAATCAAAGTGGGGCATTTCTTACAATGCCATATAACGGTTGCGTGTATATACAGTGTGATTATTAAACACAAATTTTAATCGAAGAACAGAAAAAATTAAAAAATGGGGAAGAAAAGGCGTTTTTTTTTTTGATGATATTTATAGGAAACTTAATGTTATGAAAAATTTACAAGAAGAAATACAAAGATCTAAGAAATTAATGGGTGTATCTGAAGGTTTAAACACACCAAACAAGAACGTAACCACCGCAATAACTTGGTTTACGAAATTGTTAAGCCAAATGACAGCAATACACGACAAAAATAACCCAAATAATATTCATTTTCAAATCAATAAAAAAAATTATCTAACATTTAATCGAATGTCTAATGAGTTGTGGATAAATGATGATAAAATAACTACCGTTTTTGAATCCAAATTTGGGTTGAAACACAAACAAATACAGATGATAATACAAAGTGTGATGTTACAGAATACAAAGCTAAAAGACTTATCATTATCCCTTGCGATGTTTCCACAACCACAAGGGAATGAAAAGATTTTTAACCGTAACTTTAAAAGGTAAAATGTTTGGTTTTAAATTTTAAAAATATTACCAATCAAATCCAAACAGTTTTGAAAAAACTGAAAAGTGCGGTGGCAAAAAATATTTAATTATGGTAAATTTAGTACGAACCTCAATACGAAGAACGGAAAGCATTGGTTATATTCGATGTTATGCACAGTTACTTTGGCTGTGCGTTGTATGTGCGGTAATTGTGCTATAACTAGTATATATAGAGCATGTAACTTAATTAATTGATTTATAGTGTGGACAAGTCTGCCATCTCGGAAAAGTTTCGAAAATTTTCTTAAAGTTCAAAATAATTAAGTTCCCCCGCTATATCTAATTAGTTGTCTAGGTAACAATCCACTATATCCACCAATTTCGGTCATTGCGAATACTCTGTTGACCGCGGGTTTTATTTCAAACTCTTCGTTATCTATGAGGTATCCATTTAGTTTAATTGTATAGGGTTGGACATAAAACCGTCTTTCCTCAATGGTATCGATTTGTGATTCATCTCCCACGGTTTCTAATTGTAGCTCGATAAAGTGTCCATTTACATTTATATAACGTTGAAGTGATGCAAATTCTCGGAGCATTATTTTATTAAGTTTATTAAGATCCCTGATTTTTGTTGAGAATAATCGAACCTCAAATGTCATGGTAATGGGAATTGGTTGCGGAACTTTATATATATCCACGCCTTTTTTATTACCATCCCACGTAGGTACATATTGATAAGGAAATAATCTTCTTACCGGAATTGTGTTGGGAGTGTTTTCATCTTTGGTTACTTCTAGCTTTCTGACGATTGTAATAAATGGCATGGAAATAACTTGTTTGTTGTCCATTAATTGCCATGTTTGCGTGAATTCCTTCCATCGTTGAATATTAAGAAAGAATACCGGAACGTCTTTTTTCTGTATTACTTTTCTTTTTTGGTCCACTACCGATGTTATTAATTTACAATCGTTTTTAATAAATTCAATGAAAGCTTTATCGTGATCTTCATGGAGTACTGATTGTGGAAAATAACCTCGTCCCTTTTGTACTTCTTCGAAAATTTGTTCAATCCTTTCATTATCTTGCCAATTATCAGCATATTCATAGGTTGACCGAGCATCTAGCCCATGAATTCCTTCTCGAACCGGTGATAAGTGAAAATCTTTCTTTCTTTTGGGTAGTGACATATTATTGTTTTTTAATGGTAATCTTCATCATATCTATTAAAAATGTTATATGCATCTCCGGTGATTTCATTTAACGTTTTTTTATTTATTTTTTTCATTAGAGCATTATCGGATACTTCATGTTTATCCGCAACTAATCTTAATATTTTATGATACAGTATTATTCCCCTACCTTTAATAACATATTCCCAATAATTAAAAAAACTATTAATTCCTAATTTTGTTCTTAATTCTATACCATCTTTCTCTGCACAATACTCTAAGTTATTGTTGAACTCGTGAATGAAATAGTTTAAAAAGTTTGGATCAAGCAAATAAATATCTTTAACATTATAATGCATCATTTTTTTAGCATCATTTAGTGGATTGAATTGTAGTAACTGCCGTATTGTGTCGTTATAATCATTTGATGTTATTGTTTGTAGTTCTGAATATGTTTGTTGAACCCTAGCATTAATTTCATCAGATAAAGACAAATAAAACATATGTAAAAATTCTTGCAACAGGGGATAATCTTTTAATTTTGTTATAAGTCCAAACCCGGTTAATTTCACTGCCGAGTTGTAAGTTAATGATTTTGATTTTTTATTTATAACTTCAACAACTTTAAAAGCATGATTTAGTTCGTGTGAAATAACAGATAATATTTTAGTTCTAAGTAAAGAAAAATTGTCATCATTAACACAGATTTCCAGATTTAAAAGTACATTACACAATCCGTTATCCTTTTTTTCTGTTTGCTCCGCCGCCAATCCACCATCCACCAAAAATTTATTAGTTTTTGTTATATCAACTTTAACCACAACATTATCAATTTTAGTGTTTTGTTCAACTATTTCATCTGTTTTAAATATTTGACCAACATTATAAGTTTCGTCAAATTGAAACCCGGCGAATGCATTAGATAATTTATTAACAACGCCATCAGTTACTTCATTTGTTAATTTATTGATATCTAACTGAACTCCATGATATTCTAATAAAATATTTCTAATAATCTTTGTTCTATTAATTTCTTCTTGTAAGTTTTCCACGTTATTATTTCCTATTAATTACTATTTTTCTATCGGTTAATGTCATAGTATCATCTCCACCTAAAGGATCCGTTGACATGGTAAATCCGTCAGTTTTATTTGTTCTTCCTGTACCCGTGTTATCTGTTTCGCTAGCATAAACACCAGCACTTTTATAAATCTTGTTTTTAATTACAGGAAGTGAGTTTAATATATCCGTCATTGTTTTCTTAAATCCCATATATTATTGAATTTGAAGTGTTATCTCAACAATGTTATTATGATTTTGTAGAATATCATCTAGCATTTTTTTAGCTTTTTCTTGGGCAAGGGATGATTGTTCGGTTGATAATAATGTTACTTTTATTCCACGATATTTCATAACAACAGTTCGTGATAATAATTCATGTAAATTTGTCGCATTAATTCCCATCAATTTTTTTGATTTTTTTATTTCTTCCTGTAAATTTATCATATTTTAATTAACCATAAATTCGCTGTTATCTGTTGGTGTACACACGATATGACGATAGAACCCTTTTTTCAATCCCAATAATCTGGTTGTGTCATCATTAACCTTATCATTATCAACCACGCTAAAATACTTAAAAAAATTCTCGCGGACAGGATATCCAACGTAGTCTCCTTTATTAATCTCAATATCAAGTTCTTTTAATTGTTCTTCATACACGTTAAATTCAAGATTACCCCATTCTTCTCTAATTAGTGATGCGTTAGTCCCATATTGTTTATTTTGTTTTGGTTTTAACGATACTGAGCAACTTAATTCTATTGGTGATTTATATTTTATTTGATAGGCTTCAACTTCACCATATAAATCGTCCGTGTTTGTTTTTTCATGATCAACCCGGTATAAGACAACACGAAAATCTATGTCACCCTCGATATATTCCCTACCCATGTTTATCTCTGTTTGCATGTCATTTAGTCCGTAGAATTTCGAATTTCTGTTTATTGGCACAATGTTTTGACTCATTTTTAATCTTTACAATAAATATCCGTCAATTATATTTATTTTGTATGGATGAAAGTCAAATTAACGAGCTAAAATACCAGCCAGTTGAAAAACGTGCTATTACCATTTTAAAAGATTATAGTGGTAATAACAATTTCTTGCTTATATTAAAAAACCGGGTTCTTAATGGTGAAACTACATTTGGGCGAAAAATATCTGAATACGTTGTTAAGAATTATGATAAGAAAGTAATAGGAATTAATAAGTGGTACAATATTGATGGTTATTGTGGAGAAGAATTACAAAAGAAATTTTTATGTGTAGAGAAACCAACCAAGATATACATTCAAAAACTATTATCAAATACAGATAAGGCTATTCATATATGGGGAAAGATTTGGGAAGATGATAAATGTGTGGACTTGTGGATACCAAAACATTCAATAATTAAACCCAAAGCAATAAATAAAATAGAATTCTCGGAAGACCATTGGGATAACTATGAAAGAAAACCATATAAATATCAAATTGAAGGTATTATTAAGTTATTAGAGAATGATAGGTTTATATTAGCTGACGATTGCGGGTTAGGAAAAAGCTATGAATCAATTGTTGCATCGATAGAGTCTAAATCAGAAAAGATATTAATTGTGTGCCCAGCATCGTTAAAATTAAACTGGAAAAAAGAAATCGAAATGTTAGAATCTACACGGCAAATTAATATCATTAATGGAAGTGAATGGATATCGGGCGGGAAATGGACAATAGTTAATTATGATATTCTTAAAAATTTCCATACAGTTCCGGATAAAAGAAAAAAAGATCAGTTATTAATTACGACAATAGTAGATGAAAATTTTGATATAATTATTGGGGATGAGTGTTTTACATATAATACTTTAGTAACAACCGAATTCGGGCAAATGAAAATAGGTGACATTGTTGAAAATAATTTGAATGTACAAATATTAAGTTATAATTTAAAAACAAATAAATTAGAGCATAAAAAAATCATTAGATGGATAAAAAATGAAACAAGCAACAGACTATTAAAAATAAAAACAAATAACGGATTAATTATCGAATGCACACCAAACCATAAAATATTTATTAAAAATGAAGGATATGTCAAAGCAAATAAAATTAAACCAAACGACACATTGTTTGGTTTGTCAGAAGGAATTAACCAAGCGGCAAAAATACAACAAAAGCAAACACTGTTCGATTCTTTGCTCATCCAGAGATCAGGAAGTGAATATACGAATATCAAACACATTAAAAAGAAAAAGGCCACGAATTATACAAATTTGTCAAGAATGTGGAATCGAATTTACAAAAAAACCGTCAGACAAAAGACGATTTTGTTGTCGATCTTGTTCAGCAAAAGGGACAATGAGACAGCCAGAGAAATTTGCAAAGATACACAACGAAACAGTTTATCAAAAGTCATCAATTACACACAAATTGACTTTTCAAAAAAGGCCAGAATTAATACAACAATTATCAGACCGATTAAAAAACGATCCGCTAATGTCAAAACCGGGCGTGAAAGAAAAAATGACGGAAAAAATGAAAGGCCGAACATTTTTATCTCGTGGTGGAAACGGTCAGATAACCAAACAACAAAAAATAATATACGATATACTATTTCAGATGGATCATCGATGGATGTTAGAGTTTCCAATAAAAACAAAAGAAGTCTTCGACCAGTTTCCTTCTTTACCCTTCCATTATTCGCCAGATATTGCTCATCCCGAATTAAAAATATCAATCGAAATCGATGGAAATACCCACAAAATGAAAAAATGGAAATTTTTGGATCATCGCAAAACGGAAGTGTTAAATGCGTTAGGGTGGAAAGTGTTGAGGTTTTGGAACAAAGAAGTAGATCAAGACCCAAATCTGGTGGCTCAAAAAATACAACAGTTTATAATCTCGAAATAAACGACAATCATAATTATTTTGCTAATAACATTTTGGTTAGTAATTGCCACTATACAAAAAACCAACAAAGCCAGCGCGCTAAAATATTTAATGATTTATCCAAAAACATTAAACGTGTATGGTTATTGACTGGGACGCCAGTTACTAATCGGCCAATTGATTTGTATAATTTATTAGCCTTATGTAAACATCGTCTGGCCCGTAGTTGGATGGGCTATGTTATCCGGTATTGTGCTGGTAAACAATTTTATGGTAGGGGTGGGAGGAAAATATGGGATACCAAAGGTGCTAGTAATTTAGAAGAATTGCATAATTGTACCCAAGATGTTATTTTAAGACGAAGAAAAGAAGATATATTAGATCTACCAGAAAAGATTGTACAGCCCATTTATCTCCCATTACAATGTAAGGAAGAATACCAAAAAATTGTTGGGGAATATCAAACATGGGCTGATCATCAAAAAACTGTAAATCTCGCTCTTCATTTGTCACAATTAGTTAAATTACGTCAATTTTTAGCTCTATCTAAAGTTGAATTTACCATTGAAATCGTTGAAAACGCAATAGAAGAAGGTAAAAAGGTTGTTATCTTTACCAATTTCACTGAGCCTCTATTACAATTACACAATCATTTCGGTAAAATGTCAGTTATACACCACGGGCCAATGTCAAAAAATAATCGTGAGGAATCTATCGAACGATTCCAAAACGATCCCAATGTTAAGGTATTTATTGGTAATATTATATCTGCAGGTGTTGGTATTACATTAACAGCGGCCGAATTGGTTGTCTTTAATGATTTATCTTGGTTGCCGGCAGATCATCTTCAAGCACAAGATAGGTGTTATCGTATTGGAACTAAAAAGGTGGTAAACGTGTATTATAACATAGTATCAGAAACTCTGGATCTCCATCTATATCACGCACTTATGAAGAAAATTAAAGTTATTGATCAAGTAATGGGGGATTCAAATTTAGACGATGATATATTTAAAAGTGTTATTCAGAAATTAAAAAAATAAAAATATGAGAGAAGAGTTAATAAAAAAAGTAATTAAAGACACATTGTTTATTAAATACCAAATAAATGAGTCGTTTGATAGACCATTTTCCAATATTATTAAAAAGAGTGATATGGAATATGATGTTGATGAAAATGGAGTTAAAGGTGTTTTTTATTTTACCCGGAAACCAAACAACAACGATTTAAACAATTACTACTTCTATAACGACAAAATTGATGTTTATTATGATGTATCTTGGCAATTTAAATCTGATATGAGTAATGAATTAAAAACTCCAGCAAATTGGATGAAAATGACAGCAACTGCTTTTAAAATAATTGACGACTTTATTAGGACAAAGCATCCACTAGTTATAAAATTTTCGTTTCATACACCAGACAATTGGAAAATATATTCAAATAGCGGATTCTTAGATAAATTAAAAACATTGTTCAGTGAAAAATTCGATGTGTTGCTGGATAATGAATTTGAACGTATTTACCTAATTAATAAAAATGCTAGTAAATTTAAACTGGGTCCGATTGAAAAACTAACAGAACAGGGATGTATGAGTTTTGAAGATGCTTGGAATTTGCGAAAGTTCCCCAAAAAAAGAAATCAAAAAGGAATTCTTCGAAATGATACAATTAAAGAGCAACAAAAACGGATATTATATAAATGGAAATATCTTTTTAACTAATGAATGTTTACTTAATACATCAGGACGATTCGGATTTGTATAAAATTGGCGTATCTAAACATGTCAATAAACGATTAAAAGAAAATCAAACCGGTAATGGTAACATATTGGAACTTATTAAATCCGTTCCATGCCAAAATCCTTATATGGTCGAAGCAGTTATACATAGATTGTGGAATTATAAGAGAGCAGTAAGTGAATGGTTTATTTTAAGCGAGGAAGATGTAACGAATTTTGATCATATTTGTTACAAGATTGATAGTAACTTATCGCTTATCTACAATGGTGACAACGACTACAAGATATAGTAAACTTATCGCCGTAATATTTTTGAATGGCTTTAAGTCTGTAATCGGGATCATTAATTTGTTCCTTGGCTAATTCCTTTTTATCTAGAAATTTAACTTTATTTACTTTTTTGTTTTTCATATCCGGCTATCGACGATAACTTCCAATGCCACAAAAAACACTATCAATATCAATACCAAACTCACCTTCTATTTTGTTTTTCACTAATTGCCGAATTTCTTTTGTGCTCAATTGATATTTTTTACGTAATACTGACCAAATTTTGATGTTACTAACCAATAATTCTTTTTCACTAACAAAATACGCCATATATTCCCTATCGTGGTCACTAATATTGAAAAAAAAAATATCATCAAATTGTTTATTTATTTCTAGATCAGTTAACAAGTTTTTAAACCAGTCTTCTGGGGTATCAAGTTTCTTTTTTGGTAGATTTAGCCCTTCATCAATTTGTCCAATATTAAATCTGAAGTTCTTTTTGTTATCGTTAAACCAGTTCTTTGCTTGATCTTCATTCCAGTATCCTTTATTAAAACGTATTGCTTGAATTGTTAGTTTTCTATTATCTTTTCGTTTCCCCATTACATACGATACCCCTTCAATGACTTCTTTTGTCCATGGATGTGTTTTTGTTCTGAAATATGAATCTAGGTCGTCCGGATGATACAGGCGAAAACGTCCCTCATTGACAGTGCTGTTTAAATCGAACCTGAACGGTCTTTCATAACCAAATTCCCAATCAGTTATTTCTTCTATCAATAAATTTAGTAGCTTAATCATAATCATCCCCCATCAATTGTGCTAGTAAATCATGTTTAATTCGGTTTTCAGGAGATTTATCATTCCAGCATTTATCAGATGCCAACGTTGATATTTTTCTAAACAATTCCATTCCACCCCTACTAATTTTGCTACCCCAATAATAAACGAATGAATCGACCGTATTTTTAGTTTTTATGTCAATATTTTCTTTATCACCGTAGTATTTGATATTTTTATTAAATTCGGTAATAAAATTATTGAGCTTATCGTTGTCGACATTTTTTATTTCGTTCATATCATATTTTATCATTTTTTTAGCGTCAATAAGCGGCTGGTAACGCAATAATTGATTAGTAACGTCATTATAGTTTGTTGATTCGATGTTTTTTAATATTGATGTCGTTTCTTGTACTCTTGCCGTGATTTCTTGTGGTAGTGCCAGATAGAACATTACCATAAAATCTTTTAGTTCCGGGTAATCATTATATAAATCCTTAAATCCTAGTTTCGATAAGTTTTGGGCCAGATTATATATTTTTGATCTGGATTGTTTACCTATCAATTTTATTTCTCTAAAAGCGTGATGTAGCTCATGAGATATCACCTTACCAATTTCCTTCTTTAAATTATCAATGTCTTGTGGGTTTAGATTAACAACAACGGACAACTCAATAGAATACATATCATTGTCAATTAATGTGATAGTTTTTGGGTTAAATTGACCTGTGGCTTGTGTTTGATCTGTAATTGTGATGCTGACTTCAGTTTTTATTTTTTGGATTTGTGTATTGTTTTGTCTCTGAATGTCATCAACTTCAATTTCACTAATTATAACACTTCTTCCCTGATTAACTATTACCGATATNNTCGTNTNNGTTGTGNTATCAACAATGTCGTTCGTTATTATAGTTTCAATTTCATCAATATCTGTTTGGTTTCCGTGATACTCGAGCAATACTTTTCTTATTAAATTTTTATATCCAAGAATGACCATGTTATTCGTTATCTTCGTTTTTGTTGTGATACATTATTTGCAGGGCGACTATAACTCTGCGGCTTTGTATTATAAATATTTGATGGTTTTGAATTGTTAAATGCGGGACGATTATATGATGAACTGGGTTTTGAATAATTTATCGGCGGTCTATTATTAACAACTGGTTTCGGTTTGTATTGGTTATTTTGTTGTGGTTGATCAAATGGGCTTTGGTTATTACGATGGGTTGGTTTATTGTTTATAGATTGATTAACGGGTTTATTATAATTAAGGGTTGGTTGATTGGTATTGGACGTTATAGAGGGTCTGTGTCCATTATATACGTTGTTATTATCATTATTACCGGTATTCGAATAATAATTTGAGTAATACCCCCAATGATACGAAGGATAATTCCAGTAATACGGGGAATAGTTCCAATAATTATATCGTTGGCAATAAGTATAATATCCCCAGTAATACGGATAATAATAGTTAGCATAATAAAAATCTACCGGTCCAAATGAGAACAAGTACCAATTAGTAACATAAACATAACTATAATACCCAAAATTTGATTCATAGGTGTTGTGGTGGAAATGTTTAAATCTAGATTCATAATCCGGATATGTGTTTTCTTCGTATTGTGCTTTACCAACAAAACTAAGTAAAACGAGGGCGAAAATAGTAAATAATTTTTTCATAATGAGTTAATTTACAATAAAGAATACAATTTAAATGCCAAAGCTATAATAGTTATCGGTTATATTTTCCAAAAGGTTAAGATCGATACTGCTCCAAGCTTCATGGAATGTGGTATTAAGTTTATCAAAAATAAGTTTCATAATTTTTTTAAATAAATTATCACCCCTTTCCTGAATTCGATCAACCCAATATTTAATAAATGCTCCGGGATCTGTATGAATCTTGACCGTATCGTACTCAATTGATGTGATATATTTGAGATTGGCGTTAAATCGATGAATGAAATTCGTTAATACTGGCGAATCTAATGTTTTTAAATCGTTTCCAGAATATTTCATCATTTTTCTAGCGTCGTTAATCGGTTGAAAACGTTGTAAATATATTAGATAATCATTTGTATCGTTTAATTTTTGTTTTTTTAATACAGACGCAGTTTCCTGTACCCTCGCATCAATTTCTGGTTGTATACCTAAATAAAACATATCCATAAAAGTTTTCAATTCCGGATGTTTATTGTAGTCTGCCCGCATATCAGCATTTGTTGCGTTTCGGGCGTGTGTATATATTCTTTCTTTTGATTTTTTTCCTAACGTTTTAATTTCCCGATAAGCGTGATGTAATTCGTGTGATACAACGGCTAAAATATCGTCTTGAATGTTTTCTGTGTTACTTTTATTTATTTTTATTTTAATACCGATTTCTATTGTATATGTTTCGTTATCGTCATTTAATTTTATTTTTTTGGGATTAAAACCACCGGTGATGTTTGTTTGTTCGTTATTTGCAATGGTTAAAATAATAATAACGTTTTGAATTTTGGAGCTGTATTGTTTTTGTAAATTAATCGTAAATGGTATGTTATCAAGCCGTTTTAAAATTGCTGGGTTATTTTGATATTGTTGAAATAAGTCAAAAACATCATTAGCTACATATTCAGAAATATCGTCAACATCTGCTTGGCTTCCGTGATATTCTAATAAAAGTTGTTTAATCATTTTTTTGTGGTAGTTCATTCTAAATTTTTATATGGTATTCCCACTTTTTTTCCATTAAGATATCCGATTAGCATATTGTTTTCAGCATCTTCAAAATTAATTGTTTCAACGTTCAATACCGGAACATTTAATCCCGGATACACATTCCAATAACCGTCTTTATCAACATTTAAAACACAATCAGTATCCTCACTTATACCCTTAACCAATATAATTCCACCATTTTTTGATGTTTGATGGTTTCCTTTATGGTTTAAATATATAGTGTTATCTTCAGCTCTAATAATTTCGGTGTCCACATAATTTGTTTTACCGCTCCAATTAATATCACCTTCAATGTTAAAATTGCCTTTTATTGTAAAATCCCCAAGAACTGTTTTGTTTTCCTGAAATTTTATTGTGGTAATTTGAAGATGTGATTTTGTTTCAATAGCATCAACGCGCAATAGCCCATTAATATTGAGTACTCCGTCTATTGGGGATATTTCACCCACTATTAATTTATTTGTTTCAATTGTGTGTTTAAATTTAATAACACCGTCAATAAATTCGTACATTTGTGGTTGTGGTTTTTCATCCGACTTATATTTTAAATCGGATCTAATATCTTCAGGTTGAGGATAGTAAAATCTTTGATCGTACATACAATATTATTTTGTTAAACCGGATCTAATCTATTGTTAACATCCCAATTCTTATAATCATCCCATTCATCTTCATTTAAAAAATAAAGCAGATTTTCTTTAGGCACTGATTGTAAAAGTTGATCGATAGAGTCCAAGTCACCATTCATTAAACAAGATTGGATCTCTTCAATGACACGATCAATTAAATCCTTTTCTAATCGAGCTTTAGGTATATTGAGCCCCTCAGATATTCCCATTAACTGTTGGCTTCTTTTTATTTCTTCCTGTAGATTTTTCATATGAATTTTACATTAAATAACGTTATATGGGTTTTTAAATGGAATATAACTTAAAGCTTTGTTTAGACTTTCACCTTCTTCGGCTTTTCGTTTTAACATTACTTCATTTCTCATCCTTTCTAATCGGTTTAGTAGTTCTTCTTTTAGATCATCAATTTCGGATTTACTTTCACTTAATAAACTTTCATAATCCAATGTTAGTTCATCATCAGGTATTTTTAACTTTCCGGAGAATTTACCACGGGTTCTTCCTAGTGTTTCTTTCATTAATGCTGTAAAATATCTACGCACCCATGTTTTCGATTGGTCATTTAAATCGGCGTAATCTATATTATGTAAAGGAACATCGCTTGGCAATCTAATTATATCTTTATTTTCAGCTAGACACTCATCCCTGTTTCTATCTGCCGTGTCATAATACATGTACCAAACTTTACCGCGATAAAAATGCGAGCTTGTAAAGTCATATTTTCCTCCGGGAACATTTAATAAGTGTAATATTTTTGTTCCATTCGGTCCACCGGTAAGTTTATATATGAATTCGGAACGAAGAATTCTATTTTTAATGTTTCGATCCTGCATCCTTAATAGAATATCAAATGTCGGAGCAACATAATAAGCCCCCATACCCACTTGCGCTGTACCCATACCGCCAAACTCAAATCCCCACATACCCAAAAATGGATCCACAATTGACTGATCTAGTGTTGGAGGGGTAAACCATAAAACTTCATTAATTTCGCGGTTTGCTGGAATTGAATATGCTTGTTGACCTCTCACCAATGTAATATAATCTTTTTTCAGCTCATATGTGCCACTAGCATTTAATCCAACCTGCTTAGAATATGCATATGTGAACTGTCGGACAAAATTTAGATCTCTTGTCATTAATTTGGTTTGAAAGTCTTGCATATCCAAATCTAAATTAGCTAATGATCCCCATTGTGATTCGGTTAACCAGTTATTTAAAATTTCAGAATAATCTTCAACAGACAACTCCAACAAAGAATCCATTTGTTCTGATTCAAGTTCAATTGCTCTAACAGGAGCACCAAGTCGATGGAGTACTTTTTTGTAAAGCCGTTCTCTTTCTGCCGGTAATATTTGTATCATAATAATCTTTTACTATAAATATGCTCAATTAATAATCCATTGTTCCCATTTCAAAAGTGGCGTTACAATTCGGACAAAACCCAGTTACGTTTTCATAATCAATGTCCTCCATTTCAGTATTACATTCCGGGCACTCTTTATTATAATAATCCCAAAATCCATAACAAGCCCCATCGCCAAAAGATGAACCAAATGATGTTCCAACTGGGGACAATTCTATCATCAATTCAAATAAATCGTTAGTTAACTCTGATTTTTCTTCGTAAATTAAATCCATCGCAATATCATTTTCTTCGTTGTATTGTATTCTTTCCCATATTTCATTTGCTTCGTCAACTTGCTTTTGATAATTAGGGATCCATTCATAATTATTTAAATAAGCTAAAAATTTTGGTATTAAATGGTCATCATTCATAGTACCATCTGAAACAATGGCATCACGTAAGTTATCCGGAAATCTGGTTTGTTTTCCACTTATTTTCTTTGGTAAATTTATTCCCTCATTAATAATTTTATCCCCATGTCTACTTTTAAACCATTCATCAAATATAATATCAAAATTGTCTCTATCAACATTAAATCTAATAGCTATATCCCCCAAAAAACTAAACCGGTATTGAAGAATCTTTACGTTACCAGACGGATATACAATTATTTTGAAAACCATATTTTTATTGGTCTTGTCCGAATATAAACGAAATATATTTTTTCCTAAATTTGGCGCGTTGTCTTTTCGAATATCAACAATAGCGAGATCTAAATAATCAAATATTGGATTCTTTGGCTTCTTAACTAAATTTAACCCTTCGAACAAACTAGATTTATATACGCCAATTTGTTGATTTAATTGAAAACTATCATTAAACGTTACATAATTACGCCCATCATACCAAACCCAATTATCATCCATTAAATAGTCCAATTCGGCTCTGGTTACTTTCATTATAACATTTCCGGTGTCCACATCGTAAATATCAAAAGTTTTTAGTTGCGGTTTTTTTGGTAAATTTAATCCTTCGAACAAACTATTTGCGTGTCCACGAGTAATTCCGGATTCCCATGGTTTTTTAAAATCAATAGGGTTTGCATGTCCACGAGTAATTCCGGATTCCCATTTTGGAACTTGTGGAAGATCATTTTGTCCTAATGTATCACTTAATCCCCCACCTTCTTCATCCAACTCTGATTCCTTATCACCTTTATTTTTTATATATTCGAGCTCAGATAGTTCTTCAACATAATCAACTTTATCAAACCAATCATCAGGAATTATTTTATTGTCTAAACACCAATAAATTACTTGGATAGCCTCGTCCCTATTATAAACATCGTCCGCATCTAAATCTGATTCCCATTTAATTTCGGTTTTAGGTATTTCTACGAGCTGAAAATGTCCATCGTTACAATCACTTTTATAATCATCTTCAACCCATTCTTTACAGATAAAAATTTTAAAATAATACTTTGGTGTGGTTAGTGGTTTTTTGCGTAAATTTAAACCTTCTTCCATACCTTCAGGCGTTCCAATTGTTGGGTCGGAGAATACTGGCATAAACGAGTATATCTTTCCGATTGGTTTCATTTTCTTATTTTTTTTCTTTTTGCGTTTTTTTTCGTCTAATATGTTTTTAATAATTTCCTGACGCATGATTCGATTTTTTAATAAATAGTCTGGTATTTTAATAACTATTCAGCTATTTATGTTTATCGTGGGACAAAACATCAATAAATTTTGGTCTGGTAAACTAGGGCTTCGTTCGACATTAGACTATTCGCACAATTGGGATTTTCAAGTGGGTGAAGATGATTACATTTTACGTAGATTATCACATCGTACTGATCCAATTGTGTGGTATGATATTAATACCGGAAGCACACTTAATTATGGAAATATTGGATTAGAAGTTAATTCGCTTATTAGATGGGCAAACGCACCAGCTTCAGCGTTCACAATTAATGATATTGGTTTAACTGAAATGGACACTCAATACGTTGATCAATTAAGCGGTATAAGCATTTCGTTTTTTGGTAATGAAACCTTAATATTAAAAATGGTTGATGGTAATTGGGCATTTGATCATGGATCGGGATATAAGCCAATTAAGTATGATATTTCGTGTGCGTCTGATTATAGCGGAAATTATTTTAAAGGTGAAGGTGGATTTTTACAAGGATTTTGGAAATTATATGATTATCCGTTTGAATTAATGCCAACTCGTATGACAAAGGGATGGACAATGGAGTTCTTATTAAAGGTTGGTTGTTGTGATTGTAATACTTGTTCTTCCCCTGACACACAAACTCTTAATGAAATTTATCCACAAAATAAGGATATATTCTTTTTAATTGGGACAAGAGCTGAGAATAAATATTGGAATTACTTTAGTGGTGAATCGGGGGTTACGACATCATCCGAAATACCATTAGAGCCCGAATCAGCGACAACTCTACCACCAACCAATAGCTTTATGTATTGGAACGAATTTATACCAAATGAGTGTAATCCATCAACCCCAAGTGAAATATCCCTAGCAGCAACAAAAGACCCAAATTTTGATATTGTTAATAATGTATTGGCTTTTAGATTGGATTGTACGACAAATAAAATTGGATATCGAAAAATGGCGTTTACCGGTATTTGTACTAATGACATATACGGAACATCTTCAGGCGGGACTCATATGGAGGCTTTTGCTATGATGGAAGAACAAATGTCAGATAATCCGATATCAATAACCGGAACTTGCTCAGCTCAAACTTGGGCTCATGTGGTTGTTAAATTTGTTAGAGATTTGACGTTAGAAGGGTGTGATTTAGTTAATAAAGGCGGAATTAATGATATAAACTATAACGATACAACAACGTATTTAAAACTATTAAAATATCAAGAAGAAGTTGATTGGCGTAAAGGAAAATTAATTTTTTATGTTAATGGAAAAAAACATTTTGTCGTTGATGATTTTGAAGAAATAATACCAAGACAATTAGATACCCATAGAGAAAAACAACAAGGTGTACCATTTAATATTAGCTGGGGTGGTGGAACACAAGGATTAATGGAAAGCGTTACGTTTAATGGGTGGAATTATGGAATTGAACACGACAGCCAAGATTATCAACTATTAATGGAAAGATATTTTGCTGGAGAACACGACAGCCAAGATTATCAACTATTAATGGAAAGATATTTTGCTGGAACGTGGTGTGGTGGATATTCAATTTTAAAGATTTACGATAAACCATTGGAAAACTATGAGATAATAGACAATTTCTGTGATTTATTGAGCCGTTTTAGACTACAAAGATTAATTTGCTGTCAATGTTTACCAAATAATCCATATCAAGATTAATTATATGCCAAGACCCAGAGAAGATAATAGAATGAAACTATCGTTAGTCGAAGTTTTTCAATCAATTAATGAAAGTTTTGAACAAATAATACCAACAGATTTTCGGATTATCGATTTTGATAATTTCGTTGTTTGCAGATTTGAAAGTGATTCAAAACATTCCTATGACGTTGAATTTCATTATCGCGAAGAAAGTTCATTAACAGTATTAAATGACGGAAAAATGTTAGGTGATTACATGGGATATAAAAAGCCATATATTGATACTTTTGATATCGGCTTCACATTATCAGATATAAAGAATAAAGATAATCCTGATGAATATGAGAAAGAAACCCATTTAAATGAAGTCCAAGAAGTTATGGGTAGGATTACGTATATTTGTAAAAGAATGTTAAGTAAATATAAAAAGGTTAAATTATTTGTTATTGGGCCGGCGAAAAGAAATAAATTAGATATCTATGAAAACATGTATTATAATAACTTCGCTAATGATTTTGATTTGTTTTACGGCAAATCCCTATGGCACGATGAAGGAAATTCAATGTTTTTAGTTAGAAAATAGTTCTAAAAGTGTTTGGTATTTAAAATAATTCTTTATATATTTGTATTACGGATGTTAAGAAACCGGTCAAACTTAACCTACAAGGATTGGTGGTGATGATCTGGGACAAGTTCCTCAACCAAGACGGTGAAAAAGGTAAACCCTCAATTTATTATTGGGGGTTTGCTATTTATAATAAAGTAATTTTATAAACTATCCATTGGTTAAAGACTAATGGGCTTTGTAGGATTGATCCTCGCTGGGTGGTTTATAACACCGCTTACATCCGTAGGAGACAAGTCCCCGCCAGATTTACTTTTATATATAATAAATATAAGAAATATTAATAAAGTCCGCTTAAATATTTTATTATGTTTATAGATATTTATTTAAAAAAAGACATGAAACCAAATAAAAAATTATTAGACACAGAATTAAATAAAACCCGGAAGCTGATGGAAGATATCGGTATTGTTAATAGTGGTGATTTAGCTAATAACAATTGGTCAGCAAATTATCATTTATATAAGAAACAAGGATTGTCATCATTTAAAAAAAATGGATACGTATTAACCGCATTGAACAAACCAATTGAGCATAAATTAGGTGGCGTAACTGGCCCCGGTGATATTCGTGTTAGTGCCACAATGTCTGGTAAATTAAAAGATTCTGTTTATATGACACAAGAACAAGCAGATGAATTAAATGCTATGGGTGAAGAAATAATCGAATTAATTCATCAGTATAACGAAAAATACCAACAATACGCAAAAGAGTGATGGATTATTTTATAAAACAAGACGCAACATCTCCCATATTGGTAATGAAAGTTATCAAAGACGGGCGTAATGATTTTAATAAGTTACATGAAATGCTGGACGATTCATGTATAACTTTCGCTATGATTAATACGGAATGTGGAGTTTATAAAATTGCTCACAAAAATGCTGGTTATATAAAAAAAGAAACAATCCATCCTGATTCACCAGAAGAATTTATGATTTTTTATCGGTGGGTTGTTGGAGATACAGACACTCCGGGACGTTACCGTGGTGAGTTCCGTATTAAATTCTATGGAACCAATGAAGAACTAATTGTTCCTATTCGGGAAGAATTATATATTAATATTCTACCTTCAATTACAAAAATGCGCACCTGCTAAGTTGATTTTTTGTTTTTTTTAGCTTATATTCTGAGAAATCATGGTGTAATGGCTACCAAATGCCAAAATATAAACTAAAATTAAACCGTTGTATGATGTCAACAATGTACAAAGACCCGGAAATGGAAGCTTTCCTTTACGGAAGAGATCCAACGCAAGGAATTATTAATATTGAATACGATTATCCCACAAACACGATCGTATTAATATTTCAAGATCCAGAAACTGGTAAATTATCAATGAAACAAACCCAGTTAAAACCCTTTTTATGGACAAAAGCATTACATGAAACAGGATTCTATAAGGGTGACAAAAAAATGATTAACAAAAAAATGGTTAAATATGGCATTACCGTTGAGCCGTTAAATACCATGGGGGAAATTAGAAATGACTCTGGATATAAATATTTAGTTTCATCTTCAAACACATGGAATGATTTGTTAAATTTTTTCAAAGATGGTGGTCTGGACGCCCATAAAGATAAAGATCATTTTCAATATTTACCACCAGTTGAGCAATATCTTGTACACACTGGTAAAAGATTATTTAAAGGTTTCGCCAATTATGATCAAGTTCATAGATACATATTTGATATTGAAACAACGGGCTTAAATCCAGCAACAAATCGTGTTTTTATGATTGGAGCTAAAACAACTCAAGGTTTCGAAAAATTATATGTTGTTGAAAAAGAAAATGATGACGCAGCTGAATTAAAGCTTATATTGGATTGGGCTAATGATTTAAATGAATTAAAACCATCAATAATTGCTGGGTATAATTCAGAAAATTTTGACTTTTTCTTTATTATTGAGCGCCTAAAGCATCTTGGCTCTGATATTAAAGATGTGGTTAAAACGTTAAGTAATAAAAACCCATTTAAACGTAAAGAATCGTCATTAAAGTTGGCCAATGAGGTTGAATATTACGAGCAAACTGTAATATGGGGGTTAAATGTTGTTGATATTATTCATGCTGTAAGAAGAGCACAAGCCATTAACTCAGAAATAAAATCTGCGGGATTAAAATATATCTGTAAATTTTCAAAGATAACAAAACCTGATCGTGTATATATTCCTGATGGATCTAATATATGGAAACTTCATTTCGAGAATAAAAATTTCTGGTTTAATAATAAAAATGGGCAATATCGTTTATGTGAAGAAAATCCGGACCTAACCGATTTGGATATAAAATTCCCTAAAGTTTATAAAAAAGTCAATGGTCAATATATTGTTAAACGATATTTGATGGATGATTTATGGGAAACACTTCAGGTTGATGCTCAGTATAATCAGGCATCATATCTTATGGCCACCATTCTTCCGGCAACATTTCACCGGGTATCAACGATGGGAACTGCTGGACTGTGGAAAATGTTAATGATGGCTTGGAGTTATGAGAATAAACTATCAATACCGTCATTTGAAGAAAGACGAGATTACACTGGCGGCTTATCAAGATTACTAAAAGTTGGATACAGCGAGAAAATTGTTAAACTCGACTTCGCATCTCTTTATCCATCGATTCAAATTACTCATGGTATATATCCAAATTGTGATATTTCTCAAGCTATGGATAAAATGCTTCGTTTCTTTCATACAACAAGAACTGAATGTAAAGCTGAAGGTAAAAAAGCCGAAAAAGAAGGAAATACTCAATTAGCCACCATGTTTGATAGAAAGCAATTACCAATAAAAATCTTAAATAACTCACAATATGGCTCTTTATGTGCTCCCAACGTATTCCCATGGAGCGAAATGGACAAGGGTGAAGAAGTAACATGCCGTGGTAGAAATTATCTAAGATTAATGGCTAGTTATTTTACTGAACGTAGATTTATTCCGATTTTACTAGACACCGATGGAATTAATTTCTCATTTGCCAATGCTGATACCAACTATGAATATGTAGGTAAAGGCTTAAATTGGAAAACAGAAAAAGATAAAATATATAAAGGTATTGAGGCTCACGTTGCAGAATTTAATGATTTATATATGCGTGGTGTTATGGCATTGGATATTGATGAAATATGGGAAACCAGTATTAATTTAGCACGAAAAAACTATGCTGGATTATTCAAAGGTAAGGACGGAAAATTTAAAATAAAAATGATCGGCAACTCAATTAAATCCAAAACAACTCCAACATATATCGAAGAATTCATCACAATGTCGTTTAATCTATTACTGGACCCTGATATTAATAAATCCGAAAAAGGTCAATGTTGGATACAATTGTACTATGACTATATCGACACAATTCATAAAAAAGAAATTCCACTACTTAAAATCGCTAACAAATCGAAAGTAAAACACACGATTGCCGATTATAAAAAGCGCTCGAAAACTACAAACATTAATGGTGGTAAACTTCCTCAATTAACCCACATGGAATTACTCATACAAGAAGATAGACAAGCAAATTTGGGCGATGTTGTATATTATGTTAATGATGCAACAAAAGCTTCTCATGGCGACTGTGGTACACATAAAAAAGAAAAGAATGGTCCCGATCGCCCCAATTCATATTTAATCGACACGGAGGATCTCAAAAAGAATCCAGAATTGAGAGGGTCGTATAATGTACCAAGAGCAATAGCAGCATTAAACAAAAAAATTAAGTTATTCTTAATCATATTTAAACCTGAAGTTCGTGCCGATATTATAATTAAAGAACCAAGCGAAAGAAAATTATTTACGTTAAGTGAATGTGATCTCGTTAATGGATTTCCCCTCAATCCGGGAGATCAGGATGATTACACAGAAGATTTAATAAACCCCGAAGCAAAAGAATATACATTTTGGAACAAATATTATCGAAAACTTGATGGTAATATTATAAAACAGTTGGAAGACATCGAAGACGTTAGTTTACCGGATTTTGATGATGTGCTGGCTGTAATTAATAATGCAAACGAATGAACGGGTCTTATGGAAAACTCATGTAATTTACCTATTTCTGAATTGAGTGAGTGGAATTGATTAATTTGTCATTTACGGGATATTTATAAGTAAAATATCTGAATGATTAAGTTATTACCGTTAATATTTGAAAACACAATGGGGGCTGAGTCTTTTGTTGACGCCCTAAACAACACATATCCAAATTACGATTCGTTATGGGATGATGTCGGTAATATAATTGATCAATCAGGAAGCCCATCAATTAAATTCGAAACATTACATCCATCGGTAGGCGGAATCTCCAAAACTGATATGTGTATTATTAATTCAACGGCTTTAGATCAACCAATTCTACAATGTTTATTCATTATCTTTCATGAAATCGCACATCAATATCAATATAAAAAACACGGTAAAGATTTTGCTCTGTCAATATATGTTAATAACGAACCATTGGACGATATCATTAAAACTCTAATTTCAATAGAATCAACCGCAGATCGTTTTGGGTCTTTACAAACTAAAAAACTAGCAAAAAAATATAATATTCCGGAAAAATTTCTAACACCCGATTACAACACACCTCAAAGTGTGAATATAATTAAGCAATATATTCAACAATTACGTCAAATTATCAGACAAAAAAATTTAAAAAACATTGAAGATATTAATGATTTTCTTTATAATATGATAAAAACACAACTATAATAAATGAACAAGCAAATAAATATCTATCCAGAAAAGAACAAGGACGTTATTATTAGATGGGTCATTGAGTATACCGATAATAAAGGTGTAAATCAAAAACTATTTAAAGAATCTGAAGACAAGGCCAATAAATTAAAAAACGAATTAGAAGATACTGAATTAAATGAGCTTGTTAACGATGAAGGAACTGCTTTAATTCAAGGAGATAAACATTCTTCCATCGGAGCTCCAAGCAGTAGCGAAATCACATCCAAATCTACAACAGACGACTCTATTAGTATGAACCGTCAGGGTATGTCAAGAACAATGATGTATCGTAAATTCTATGGTGAGAGTACTACTGACGAGGCGCCTAAAGTTAAAACAAGAACCAGGGTATCTCCATTAAAAGGGGTTGATTCACAATTTTTAAGTCGCGAAATTACCGAAGTAGATAAAACCGCAGAGGCGTTGGGTAGTATTTATGCCCAATCAACAGATCCAATAGATTTCGAAAATAAAGCGAAATTGGCGGGATACGATAAAGAAGAAATTAAAGCAAGACAAGAACGTTTTTTTAGGAAGACATCCACAGATCAACAAAAAACACACAACCCAAAAATTCCATTAGAAGAAGTTGATATTGTTGAAGATGTGTTAGCAAATAAAACACAAAGAAATGATATCGTAACCAAAACACGNAATCAACAAATGGGTAACGAATACTCAATACCTTATTATGATCAATTAAAAGAAAAAAATCCATTAATTGCTCGTAAGCTTATTTATTTAATTGACATCATTAACCGTGAAAGTGTGGACAAGACAAACAAAGCAGCAATTATATGGCAGTTTTTAAATGGCGTTGGTGTTAATGATCTAAATCCCAACGATAAAAGTTACATTATAAATTATATGCAAAGTGGCAAATAAAGGATTAAAAGGAAATTATTTTATTCCGGATAATATCAAACAACGATTACAGTCCGATATTGATAAAGGTAGAGGCGGAAAAAATCGTAGACGTATTATTGGATATCTAAACGATGGACACATTACTGATCGTGAGATCGCTAAACTATTATATGATTTTAAAGGTAATAATTTAGGTAATGATGAAGATTTAAAAGTTATAGATAAATTAATTAAATGGATTCAAAAAGAAGTCGGAGGAAAAGCCGAGCATATTTATAGGACAAAAAAATCACAATCAGATATCGGGCTTGAAAATAAACATAAAAAAACACACTTTAAATGGGGAGATGATACCAAACCAATACAATTCCATAACCTAATAGACATACCAAAACCCGGAGGGTCTGATTTAAAAGAAGAAATTAAAAGATCAAAAGAATTAATAACATATAAAAACAAAAAATAAAATGTAAAATGGCAACAGCAAAAGAACAATTAGACGATGTGGCAACTCAAAAAAGAAGTGAGTCGTTCACAATTAATAACTATAAACCAACAGAAAGTACCCCAACTGAATATAATACTGTACTTAATCCGGGAACACCTTATGCTGGTGGTGAATATAGTGAACAAAATCCAGATGCCGTTTCTAATGGTGATGTGATGGGTAAAGGATATCTTGGATCGGATATGGGAAAAGATAATATGGATGCCGTAGGTAGTAGCGATGATATTAATGAACGTAAAAAAGAAATCGTTAAAAATACTTATGGTACAACTAAAGAATACCCAAATTTCGAATAATGAAACTTTACAATTTGGCCCAAGAGCTTATCTTAGAAACGGTAAATCGAGATCTCATACTAAAATCACTCGAAAATAGAAAGATTGTGAATTTTTGGTATGACGACCCCGATGATCCATTAGAAGTTAAGCCCGGTTATCGTGAAGTCGAGCCATATGTGTACGGCAGACATTACAAATCCGGAAATGATGTACTTCGTGGTTGGTTAATACGTGGAACATCTAAGACCGGTGAAGAAGATACATCTGTTGTACCCGGCTGGCGTCTATTTAGAGTCGATAGAATGAATAATTGGCAAGAAAGAAAAGATAAATTTAAACCCTACGATGAAACCGGTAAATCCACTCACGAAAAATATAACCCCAACGATAAACATATGACAGGGGAAAAAGGTAGAATTTATTACGCAATTACCCCTGAGGGCGGAACAGAAGATCGTCCGGGAACTGGAACAGGGAAAGATAACATTTGGACAAAATTAAAGAAAAAAATAAAAAACATATTTTCAGAAGAATATGATATGGAAGGAATTATTTTATGAGCAAAGTAATGCAATTTGTTGACGCAGCTGGAAGACCAATCGTTGAAGCACTGCCAAGAGAAGGCGATAGTCTAGATGTTGGATTCGGCGGACCAATTGGAAACCTAATGGAAAAATTATCTTACGCAAAACAAGTAATGGAGGCGTCTGAAGAATTATACCCATACGCAAAAACAGGAGTTAAAAGATCCGGAAAATTAACAACTGCAACAGAAGAAGTGGAAAAAATAGGCACAAAATCTTTAAAATCTCTACGCGAAGCCATTCACGATAATGACGAAGACGAAACTCCCGCACCTCAATCAATTAAACAAATTCCTAGATCAATACAGAAACCAGCATTAGCGCCAAAAACGCAACAAGTTATTGCAAAACCAAAAAACAAAAAACCGTTATACGAAGATGAAAATTATATATATTACGCTAAAGATGGTGTTCAAGAAGAAGACGAATATGATGTAAGAAAAGCGCCATCATTAACATCTGAACTATTAAAAGCATCACAGGCAGAAGGTAAATCAAGTTCAATGCCCGATATGACAGCAGCAATAAATGAACGTATGATCAAAGGTTCTAAATTACCGGACGTTATTAAACAATCATTCCTGAAAAACCCATTAACACCACCAAAACTTAGCTCAGCATTAAGTGGGGGTAAATTAGACGCAATCACTGAACAATTTCGTAAACAAAAATTAATAAAAAGTAATTCAACAGTACCAACATCAGCATCCCAAAATGTTATTGCTGTTCCTAAGAAAAAAATTGTCGAAGAAACCAGTGTTCCCACAGCAGCAAGCAAACGAGAAAAAATTAAAGCCCAACTAAAACCAATCGTAAAAGAACTGATTAGAGAAATTTTATCAGAAGGGTTGTAATAGTAGAAGCAAAGCCGGTAACACCTGACACAACGGTTAAACCCGCTATCTGTCCGGAAAAGAAGTAATTAGTAAACACAACAAAGTAAAAAAGCTGTCTATTATGATGGCTTTTTTTATTTTTTATTGTAATAGCTTTTCTTTTTCACATTATTCTATTATATTTGATTAAAAGAAATTATAAATGAGTGGTAAAATTAACGTATTAGTAATCTGCAGCGATAGAACTGGAGTAGCAAATTTTCGCAGTGTTGGTCCGCATATTAAGCTAGAACAATTGTTTCCTGATGATTTCCATATTGACATTGATTATAAACCCAATATTGATAATGAAGATTTTTTAAAGAAATACCAAATAATACATTTTCACCGTACATTTGGTCCTTATGAACAGATGGAACGGCGCATGGGACAACTTCGTAAATTGGGCGTTAAAACAATCATGGATATTGATGATTACTGGAAACCAACAATGGATCATCCGGCATATCAATTAATCGTAGGTGAGGGTTTAGATAAAAAAATATCAGGTAATTTATCTTTACCGGATTATGTAATGACAACCACGCCAATATTTGCTGGTGAAATTTCTAAGTTTAATAAAAATGTTGTTGTTATTCCAAATGCTATTGATCCAACTGAAAGACAATTTATACCTGAAAACTTACCAAAACAAACAGATAGAGTTCGTGTGGGGTTCCTCGGTGGGAGTTCTCATCTCGCTGATTTAGAAATAATTAGCGGAGCAATTAATCAACTTCACGCTGTTGGTTATGATAAAAAAACTCAATTTGTTGTTTGTGGTTTTGACATTCGTGGGGAAATAACCGAATTTAATCCAAAGACAAAAGAAAGAAAGAAACGTAAAATTCAACCTCACGAAACAATATGGGTTAAATATGAACGAATTTTTACTGATAACTATAAAATAATATCTGATCAGGATTACATAAAACATCTTCAGGAATACTCAAAAGAACCTTACGCTGACGAAGGACAACCTTATCGTAGAATTTGGACAAAACCTGTTACAACATATGCTAAGAACTATAATTTATTTGACATTTCATTAGCTCCGTTAAAAGAGCATACGTTTAATCTAGTAAAATGTATTGTTGGTGACTCATTAATATCAACCAATAAGGGATTTAAACACATAAGCGACATTGTTGACCAAAAATTATCTTTACAAACTGAAATAGATGGGAAATTTAATGAAATAGTAAACCACTTTAAATATGAAAACGTTCCAACAATTAAAATTACAATGAACGATGGATATGAAATTGAAGGGACTCCTCACCATCAAATTTTTATTAACAATGAATGGGTACAATTACAAGATTTAAAAATTGGGGATAAAATTAAACTTACCCGCCCAATATTTTCGCAAACCGAATATCAGGAAATTACATATCCAATGTTATTAACTAAAAATATAACTCAGGAAAAAATTAATAATTCGGACGAAAATATGTTACCTAGAATTCGAATAAATGAAAACTGGGGAAGATTGTTAGGATATATGTTAGGCGATGGAAATTATAACGGTAATAGCATATCAATTACGTGTGATAAACGACATACTAATGTTGTTGAAGATATTGTAAGCCTTTACAAATCGATTGGATTAAATCCATTAGTGCGTGACAAAAAACCAGATAAGAGATGTTCAAATAGTTTAGCTAAAGAAGGATTTGGAGTTAGTATTTGTTCAACTTGTATTAATTTTTTATCAATTGCTAAAAAATATGGCTGGTGTGGAAGTCATGGTAAAACATTTAGGGTCCCAAAAGTAATATTAGAGTCTCCTAAAAGTGTAATTAGAGAGTTTTTACGCGGATTATTTGAATCGGATGGAACTGTTGGCGAGCATAGCCCAGTTAGTTTAACCAGTAAAGATTTGAAATTGATTAAACAAATACAAACTTTGTTATTGGGTTTTGGAATACAAGGTTTTATCAGATATTCATACAATAAACACTATCGAAAATATTATTATCGGCTTGATTTACATAGAGAAGGTTGCGAAATATTTTACAATGAAATTGGTTTTATTTCACAACACAAATGTGATCATTTATACAAAATGATAAGCGGTAAAAGAAGTAATCATTTTATCCCACAAACATTCACTGATAGTATAAAGACAATCGAAAACACTATTAATACAGTATATGATATTGAAGTTGATAGTGTACATATGTATAATGCCAACGGTATTATTAATCACAATTCCCAACTAAAATGCGTGGAGGCCGCGTTTCATAAAAAAGCATTAATTGCACAGGATTTCGGCCCCTATACAATTGATCTTAAAAACGCTTACGTAGACGGGCATTTTACTAAAGATGGAAATGCTTTATTAGTCCCAAGTATTAAAAATCATAAGTTGTGGTTTAAATACCTAAAACTATTAATCGACAATCCTTCATTTGTGACCGATATGGCTGAAAAATTACATGAGGATATAACACCAAAATATAATCTCGAAAAAGTAACAAGAGATCGTGCAGAATTCTACAAATCAATTATTAACTAAAAAAACCAAATTTTATGTCAGACCAAAAGCTTATTAGCAAAAACAAAAAAATCTTCGAAATGACCAATGAGAAATACCATGTGTATACTCCTAAGTTGGTTGAATTTTTGGGCGAGTCGTTATTTACAGCTCCAGCATCAACATTGTTATCATTACACAACGCGTTCGAAGGTGGGTTAATGGATCATCTTATTCGTGTAGCTAAATATGCTGCAATGTTTAATGAGATACTCCCGGAAAATATGAAATACCCCAAAGAAAGTATTTTAAAAGTTGCTTTCTTATGTGAAATTGGTAAGGTATTTCAGTATAAACCGTGTACAAGTGAATGGCATCGTAAGAATCAGGGTAAGATGTACGAATTCAAAGAAGATAATGTGTCACTGAAAGTTGGTGAACGCAGTTTATTTTATGCTCTTTCCAATGATGTTATGGTCACAGAAATCGAGGCCCAAGCGATCTTAACTTTCGAAAAACCTGACGAGGACAATCAAGCAAGATGGCATTCAGAACCATTGGCTAAAATTCTGAAAACCGCAGTTGAATTTGCGATAATGGAAGAGAAAACGCCGGTAGTAAATGAAGGAAAGTAATGAACAGGAAAATGATGAATTCTTAGATAACGACCTAAATGAATTAAACAAAATAATACAATCGGCCAATCAATTAGCTCAACAACTAGGGGGTACTAATCCATTTCTTTTAATGCAGCAACAATATGGTGAACTGGTAAATCAACAAATACCAGTTTCCACGCCATTACCGGCAGGACCAGTGATAAACAATCCTGCTACTGTTATTTTACATTGTATTAATAAATCCCAAAATCCATTACCCAAATTTGAAAATGCTAGTGATTCAGGATTTGCTTTGTGTGCTAATTTATCTGAGCCTGTTGTATTATGGCCAATGACGATGAAAGCAATACCAACCGGACTATATTTTGAAGTTCCGAATGGTTATGAGATACAACTCCGCCCAAGAGTGAATCAGATATTAATAATGGGTCAATCCAGAAACATTGATAGTGGACACCGTGGAGAAATAGAAGTGATGTTATTTAATCTTGGTAAAAACGACATCCAAATTAATCACGGAGATCGAATAGCACAAGCTGTTGTTTGTCCTGTTATTGGATCAGGTAAATTAACGATATTGGAAACAAGGGAATAATGGAAGACAATAATCCACATTTTGAAATTGATAATGAAGAAGATGTTGACGATTTTTATGAACCACCCATTATTCAGCCTGTTGATATTAACGGAAATATTGTTAAAGAAAATAATCCAAGAAGCGTAGATGAATTAAATGTTGGAAGTGAACCAGTAGATATTGCTAAACTAAAACTAATATCGAATTTAAATAAAGCAAAATTAGTTTCTCAAAGAGCCGATCAATTCCGTCCATATGAAAAAACAGGAAATAATCAAACCGGAGTGATAGGTGAAGAAAGTTTTAAAAAGGAATTATTATCAGCTAATTTTGACATAATATTAAAAGAACATAATCCAATTAAATTACCGGTATCAAATTTATCAATGACCGGAATTACAAATGAAAATAAATGAATTAAAATGATAACAATTGTATATTCGACTAAAAAACATAATCAACAAGTATATGACCATTTAAGAAGAACCTGTGGTGTATCTAATGCAGAAATTATCGAAATAGAGAATCCGGGAATTATGTCATTAACCCAAGCTTATCAAAAGGGATTAACTGAAGCAAAAAATGAAATTGTTGTATTTACCCATGACGACCTTCACTTTACAGAGGGTTCAAATTGGGGTAAGAAGCTTATAAAACTATTTGAAGCGTCAGATTATGGTATTATTGGATTGGCCGGAACAACTGATCTTGACGAAACTGGTAAATGGTGGGAACAAAGAACTCGTATGGTAGGGATTGTTAAGCACACAAATGGTAAAAAGACATGGGAAAATAGATATAGCGGATCGTTTCCAAAACAAATTATACAAACGGTCAATGTTGATGGATTGTTTATTGGCGTGCATAAAAAACGAATTAAATATGAGTTTGATGTTACCATACCGGGCTTCCATTTATACGACCTGGATTTCTCATTTGGTAATCATATACAAGGTGTTAAAGTCGGAGTAACCACAGATATTCGTGTTATACATAGAGGTCTTGGTGAAACTGATCAACAATGGGAAGAAAACAGAGTTAAATTCACCGAAAAGTTTAAAGATCATTTACCAGCTCATCTTGTCCCCGAACCAATAATTGAAACCGTGGAAACAAAATTAAATTCAACACCAAAAGTTGCAATTGTTATTCATGGTAAAGATGCTCAAAAGATATCTGATTGTGTAAATAACCTTTGTGATAAAACAACATACACTAACTACCGAATTATTGTGTGTTATAGCGATTACAATGACGTAACTATTAATAATGACAGAATTAATACCACAGTTCCTACCGCTATTGATAATTTTAGCATCAACTCAAACAATATAATTAACGAACATATTAATGATGATGAAATTGTTGTATTCATGACAGAGAACAGTTTTATTGAGAACGATGTAATTTCCATGGGAGTTAAGAATATTGAAAAAAATAAAAACTGTGGAACAATAACGTGCCGAGTTTATAATAATGATAATACAATATATAATAATGGATATGAAATTTGGAATATTGTTCATCCCCCGGCAAAAGAAGGTGATCAACCGCAATCAAGCTTATTAATTAATTTAGTTGGTAATGATAGTTATTATTCTTTTAGAAATGAATTCGTATTTGATACGGTTGGCGGAACTAAAGACTTTTTAATGTGTCGTGTTAGTTTATGTAAAAAAATCAGCTTTAATGATGGCTACAAAAAAGCATTTCAGGACTTAGAATTTAACTTACGAGCCATTAACGATAAAAAAACAAATATTGTATTAGGTACTGGTGTTGTTAGATTAAAAGAAAAAATTGAGCCCGACCCTGAATATTATGAAGATCTTAATAAGGTGTTTTTACCGTATGTTTATTCACAAGGACTAAGTATGATCGACAAATACATAAAGAATTATATAGTACCAGCGAAAAATGAACAACAACAGCAGTAACGAATACCAGACATTAATACAGGAAATTTGTAATAAGTTTTCTGGTCAATGTAAAACAGAAATATTAAAAAACAACATACATGGAATTAACGAGTATGTGATAATAGTTAATGATAATGAAGGCATTCCAACTTCTGAAGACACTCAACGAGCTTGGTAAAAATTAACACCAATGATATTAGCCGGATTAAAAAAGAAGAAAGATGAGCAACAGCAACAATAAAATAGGTGTCGGTATTGTAACTTGTGATAGAGTTGGCTTCTTTAGGAAAGCTTCAGCGTCCATTCCGGATGTTGATCATATTGTAGTTGTAAATGATGGTAAACCCTACGATAACGATGAATACCCTAAAAATGCTGAGGTTATACAACACGAATATAATATGTCCGTGGGTGTATCCAAAAACGATGCTATCAAACATTTAATGGATAAAGACTGCGAACATATATTTTTAATGGAAGATGATATTGAAATTATTAATCCAAATATCTGTGATGAATATATAAGGACAGCAAAAGCATCAGGAATTTGGCATCTAAATTATGGATTACACGGATCTTATAATAGAAATACTGAAGGAAAACCAATAAGAAAACATGTAGCAGAAATAAATGGGGTTAAAGTTTCACTATACCATAACATACTGGGAGCTTGGAGTTATTATTATCGTGGTATCATTAAACACTGTGGACTAATGGATGAACGATATCACAATGCTTGGGAACATGTTGATCATACATACGCAATCATACAAAAAGGATTACACCCACCATTTTGGTATTTTGCGGATATTCATCAATCAGAAAATTTTATATCGGACATTCAACAAAATTTCGGAGGGTCTAAAATAAGATCAAACCAAAAAAATTGGATGAATAATATGGCGTTAGGATCGGGAATTTATAAACAGAAATGGGGACACGAGCCAACACAAACTCCTGACGCTGGATTAAATAATGCGTTAGATTCACTAGAATTCTTACGTAAAAATTATAGTAAAGTAGAATGAAAGAACTTTTTAAACAACAATTCGAATACGCAAATCCAATTGACCAAGAGCTGTTAAATGAAATACAACAAAAAACTTATGACTCCGGAGAAGAAAAACAAGTTGGTGATATTCCATTATGGGGATTTAAAGTAACATTTGAAATTGAGGTTGATAAAGAAGAATTAACATTAACCTTGTTTTCTTTATGTGAGCGCGAATTTCCATATTATTTATCGCAATTCACAGTATTAGCACTTCCGGCAAGCCATAATTATAATATTCCGGTATTCGTTAAAAAAGGTGAAGAAGAAAAATACGAATCAATGATAAATAATAATCTAAAACAATTATAACTTTAAACAACACATGAAAAAATGCGCAGTCTTTACAATGGTGAAAAATGAGAAATGGTTTTTACCTATATGGTTAAATTACTATTCTAAATTCTTTGAGGAAAAAGACATCTATGTTATTAATCATTCAAGTACAGATGATTCAATACAATTAGTTAAAGAACAATATAGTAAAATTAATATTGTCAATTTAACTTATGAACCATTTGATGATATATTTAAAGTTAATGAAATTAAAAAGTTACAAGCGGCATTGCTGGGACAATATAAATGTGTTTTATACTCCGACCCCGATGAGTTAATTGTTCCTTTTATACCAGATTCTGATTATATTAATTTGGAAGAATATATAACCCACTTCATTAAACACAATAAAGCTGAAGCAATTAAAACAAACGGCTGGGAAATCATTCATCTACCCAAAAAAAACGAGATTAAAATTGATTTAACGAAGCCGATTTTAGAACAGCGATCATATTGGTTTCCATCTCCGCAATGGTATTCTAAAGTTGTGTTATCAAAAGTACCGCTAAATTGGTCTCCGGGGCTTCACATAACATCCAATAATTTTGTTCAGGACCCATTTTTATATTTAATCCATTTACATCGCATAGATTATGACTTATCTTATATAAAAAACATAATAAATAGTCGATTTAAACGCCCACCGGGGATGGATTTAGGTAATCACGTTTTCATAACAAATCCCATAGAGTTTCATAATCATTTTTGGGGTATGGAAAATTCTGATATTATTGAAACAATCCCGGATAACTTAAAGAAAAGTAATTTGTTTTAATGGAAAAAATTGGTGTGGGAATTATAACTTATAAACGCCCACAATATTTCAGAAAGTTAAAAGAAACAATACCATTTGATCGGATTGATCATTTGGTGGTTGTTAATGACGATCCAACCGCTGAGCCTTGTAATTGCTCGGATAAACAATACCACGAAATTATTAATGAGCAAAATTTTGGTGTTGGAATATCAAAAAATCGAGCTCTAAAACATCTAATTGAGCAAGGATGTACACATTTGTTTATAATTGAAGATGACGTGGAAATCATCGATCCAAACGTATTCGACATATATATCAAAACAGCCAAGCGTTCCGGATTACACCATTTGAGCTTTGGCCATGTCGGAGGATCATTGAAAAAACAAATCAAAGGAACACGAACATATATTGACGGTACAGGAATTCAAATGTACCATAATCCCCAAGGTAGTTTTTGTTATTATAATGCCAATGTTATAAAAAAAATTGGATTTCTTGATGAAAACTATAAAAACGCATTTGAACATATTGATCATGAATATCAATTAATCAAAGCAGGATTGTTGCCGGCATTTTGGTGGTTTCCTGATGTTAAAGATAGTTACAAATACGTAATAATAACCCCGGGCGGAGCTGTTAATTCAGTAATCACAGATAAAGAAGGATATAACGAAAATTATGATAAATCGGCCAAATACTTTATTAAGAAGTGGGGACACTTTACCAATCAAATTCAAGATGTTAAGCCGGAATATGTTGAGGAACGATTAAATTTTATTGAAAACAACTACTCCCGTAAACATGAATTGAATCAAGAAAAGAAATTGGCGGTTATAATTCCATTCAGAAATCGGCATAAACACTTAGAAACATTAGTCCCTGAGTTAAAAAAAGTCATAAATAAACAAAATCCTAATAATGAAATCTTTGTAATTGAGCAAACCGGAGGAACAACGGGCGAGGGTACTTGGCATGATGGTGATGAACCTTTTAATAAGGGTGCTTTGTTTAATGCTGGAGTACAAATAGCAAAAGAAAAGGGATTTGACTATGTAATTCTTCATGATGTTGATCTAATTCCCGTATGCTCTGATTATGGATATCCTCAACAACCAACCCATTTATCTTATTTAGTTGAGCAATTTCAGTATAAACCGCAGTATCCGGAACTATTTGGAGGGGTATTTTCAATATCAATAGATGATTATTATAAATCTGGCGGGTATGCAAGCGATTTTTGGGGCTGGGGAAAAGAAGATGATGATTTTCATATTCGACTAGCTAAAACTTGGCCAGACATTCGAGAATCACATTTATATTATGGAAAATATAAATCAATACCACACCAATCGGTATTAACAGATCCCAATTGGGTTAGTAAAAATCGATTCAATCAAAAACATAATATAACACAAAAATATGAACGTGGTGAAATTGATCGTGATGGTGATGCCGGTAAAACTAAATTTGAATTAATGAAAACCGAGCAGCATCTGAACGAATACACTATTTATACAATAAGAATATGAAAATCGCCATCGGAACTAATATTTTCGGACATTATAATAGGCAAACCTTAGCTATCGAATCTTTAAAAAAATTAAAAGAAAAGGTAAAAGATGTAAATGTTGATATTGATTTATTTAACATTCAATTTGAGAATAATACAATAAATATTGACGGCTTCACCACTTTAAATGTACTAAAAAATAATAACATAACAATTCGTAATGAAATCATTCAAGCTAGCGGATATTCTCCGAATTGTGTAAATTGTGATGATATTGATATGTCTGTACCATTATCATCTAAAGTATTACCATTAATGAATGAATTGTTCGATTCTTTAGGGTGTTTAATTGAATATGATTATGTTATTTTTACCAACAGTGATATTATGATAAGTAATCGTCTAATTAATGAAATATTAACAACAAAAAAAGAATCATATTCCGTTAGTAGACTAGAGATACAAAGTATTAATTCATTAACAGATGCGCTTATTCCGTTTAAAATTGAGATTGCGGGGTTTGACACATATGCATTTAAACCGGCATGGTGGCAACATAATAAACATAGATTCCCAAAATATTTGTTAGGTAAGCCTAGATGGGACAATCACTATACGTCTATTTTTATGACATATTCAGATGGTAAAGTGTTAAATTATTATCCGGGGCATATCGTACATATTTATCATGGTTATGCGTCACATCAAGATGATATGGAAAATCGTTATGTTAACAAATTATGGGACTCGTATCCAGAACTACAAAATAGATGGGGGCGTTATTTTAATGATATTTTATTAAAACGAAAAAGTCACAATAATGTTATGTTTGGGAAAATAAATAATACCGAAGATACCCTAGCAAAACAAATTTTTAATATAAATGTAACATGAAGATAAGCTTTATTATAACATCATTCAATCAGAAAAATCGACTATTCTATTCGTTACAAAGTGCGGTTTCCCAAAAACTATCTGAAGGTAATGATTATGAAATTATTTTGGCTGATGATAATTCGACTGATGGAACAATTGAAATGGTTAAACAAAATTTCCCATCGGTAAGAATATCACTAAACAAAAAATCTATCCCCGGTAAATTCACAACATGTACAAATAAAAACACAGCAGTTCAAATAGCACAAGGGGATAGACTGGTTTTATCCAATGGCGATGTTATTTTCGCTAGTACATTTATTGATTCTTATTGTAACCCCATTTGGGAAAGTAATATAATATTTGGTCCATGTGAGATAAGCGATGAACAAATTGCTCCACACCTAGAGCCATTAAACATTAAAATTAAAAATGAAGTTATTAAAACACGTTTACTTAATAATTATAAAGACTTAGTGCGCTTGTTATCAGATAAAGAATGGTTACATCCAGATCCACACCCAGACGGTAGTGTGTATGATTATAATAAACAATTTTCACCGAAGCATCCTTGGAGCTGTAATATGTCAATTATGCGTGATCATTTCGAAGAAGTTGACGGTTTTCCTGAATTTGAAAAATATGGCGGCGAAGAAGTGTTATGTGAAAAAATCGTTCAAAAATTTAATGTTCCAGTTGTGTCAAATGGTAAAGCATATTCCATACATCTTTGGCATCCACAAATTAATAATGAAAAAATAAAAGAACGCCCCGATTATTTATTATGAACAAAACAATAAAAATAGGGGCGTGTGATTTTTGGCCGGGGTTTCAATTGCGTCATAGTATATTTTATGATGTGATTGTACAATGTGGATATTCACCAGTAATCGATAATAATGATCCTGATATTTTATTTTATTCTGTATTTAGTAACAATCATGTAAGATATACTAGGCCAATTAAAATATGGTTTAGCGGGGAAAACTGGTCATTACCCAATTTTAACCAATGTCATTTTGCTTTAAGTGGGTATTATATCAATGATTCAAGACATTACCGATTACCATTATATGTCAAATATGCCCGTAATTACATATCAGCCAAACTATTTTTTTTGTCGTATGACCAATTTTCCAAACCAAGAGATCTTAGCAAGATTAAACCTAAAACAAAATTTTGTAACTTTCTTTATAGTAATTGTGATCCAAATCGAGAAGGAACAAAATTTAGACAAGAGTTTTTTCACCGATTATCCCAATACAAACACGTAGATGCCGCTGGAGGCTGTTTAAACAATATGGGAGGAAAATATTATGGAAGCAAAATACCATTTCTGCAAGACTATAAATTTACAATTGCAATGGAAAATAGCAACTCATGCCAAGGAATTTATGGGTATACCACTGAAAAAATATTTGAGCCAATGATAGCTGATAGTATTCCTATTTATTGGGGGAATCCTACAATTGGTACAGATTTTAACACAAAGGCAATTGTTAATTATCACGACTATAACAATGTTGATAAAATGGTAGAAAAAATAATTGAAATTGATAATAATGACACTATTTACAATCAATATTTATCGGAGATGTTTGTACCTAATTACGATACGTCACCACTTAACATGAATAACATAATAAACTTTTTAAAATCGAATGTTTTAAAATGACAAAAATTGCATTATTAATACCAACAACATCACGAAATCTACCATTTGGTTCGATTCAAGATTTACCAATATTTAAATGGATGCTTCCCACATTGTTATCTTCCATTACAACAGAAGAAAAATTACAACATAGTATAACTCTTTATTTGGGGTTTGATGATAATGATGGTGTATATAATAATCTTAATCAATTAGGAACTATTCAGAATGAGTTTAAATACAATACCGGAGATACTAATTTAACGTTACAACAAATTAAATGTATAGGAACAAATCATAATCCAGTTAGAGTATGGAACACATTACACGATATGGCTTTTAATGATAATTTTGATTATTTTTATCAATTAGGTGACGACATACAATTTTTAACTAGTGGCTGGATTACAAAATTTATTGAAACGTTACCAACTAATAATATTGGAATGGCTGGCGGATTAGATATAAATCCAAGCCGACCCGGAAATTTAATAACACAATCTTTTGTTAATAGACATCATATGAAAATTTTTGGGTACTATTATCCATCGGTATTTACAAACTGGCATTCAGATAACTGGATTCAAAATGTTTATGGAGACAAATCTATATTACTTTCCGATATGAAAATTAAGAACGCGGGCGGGCATCCAAAATATTCAATCAATAATAAAGCTAATATTTTAGAAGGCGAAGTATTAATTGGTAAAAATAAAATAACCGAATATGAAAATAAAATCAAACCTTGACAATATAAGTAATTTGATTATTATATAGTAAATGATAATAAAAAATGGAATTAATTGAACTTTTTTCGCTTGGGGATTTATATGTGTCTGATTTTTTATCAAAAGACGACATTAATGAACGTAAAAAATATGATATAACTTTAATGTTAGATAAAGAATCCGGTCTTTTACGTCTTAAAAATATTCCCCCAAAAGATATGATGTGGGGTAAATATTGGTATCGTTCCGGTATTAATACAACAATGAGAAATGAATTAAAAGGAATTGTTGATTCGGTTTTAACAACAATTCCATATCAGCAAAACGATGTCTTCCTAGATATAGCTTCGAATGATGGTCAACTATTAAGTAATGTTCCTGACACATTTTATAGAGTTGGTATTGACCCAGCGGAAGATTCGTTTAAAATTGAAGCTGAAAAAGTATCTGATTTAATCATTCAAGATTATTTCGGCGCTGCGGTATATAAAAAGTATTTAAATGAACGTAAGGCAAAATTCATAACCATAATTGCAATGTTTTATGATATCGAAAATCCATTACAATTTCTAGATGAAGTTCAGGAAATTATGGACGATGAGGGTATTTTGGTTTTACAATTAAGTTATACCCCGCTTATGTTACAGCAATTGGCTTATGATAATTTATGCCATGAGCATGTTTATTATTATACGTTAACATCATTGAAAAAATTGTTGAATCAGAAACAATTAAATGTTGTTGATGTTGAATTAAATGATGTTAATGGCGGAAGTTTTAGAGCATATATTCGTAAAACAAACGCTGAGCCTAAAAATTTCAAAACTGCTCAATATAGAGATGTTGCTAATTTTAGAATAGAATCGTTACTGGCTTATGAAGAATCACTACAACTCAACAACCCACAGACATATATTAATTTTTACGATAAAATATGTTGGTTAAAAAAAGAAACTGTCGATTTTATCCTTCAAGAAAAGGCTAAAGGAAAAACCATTTTTGGGTATGGCGCGAGTACGAAAGGTAACACATTACTTCAGTGGTATGGATTAAACAACACACATATTGATGCGATTGCCGAACGAAGTGAATACAAATATGGATACCGAACCATTGGTAGTAATATTCCAATTTGTTCGGAAGAAGATATGAGAAAAGCAAAACCCGATTATCTTTTAATTTTACCGTGGCATTTTGTTAATGAATTTAAAGAACGTGAATCTGATTATCTTAAAAATGGTGGAAAATTTATCATCCCTTGTCCTAAATTTGAAATAATTGGATAACAATGAAATCAATAGTGTTTTTTAATACATTTCATAATGGAGATATTCATGTTTCTAGGGAATTTATTAAGGATATTCGAAATAAAGTTAATAATGATTTGGAGTACCACCACAACAATGGACCAAAGTTAACATTAGATATCGATGTTGCCTATAAACGTTTAGATTTTAATTTATATAATTACGACAATACTAAAATAATTTATGAGGTAAATGATATCATTTATGTCAACACATGGTATAATCCAAATTTACCAAATTTTAAATACGGATGCACTTTAATTACATTATATGAGAATTTTAAAATAGTATATCAATATTTGGGAATTCCTATTGAGCCGATGAATTACTATATACCGTCATTTGATTTTTCAAAATTTAATGTTAGTAATATCGATCAATTTGTACTTAATAACAAACAAATAAAAATTTATATTTCCAATGGCGGAGTACAAAGCGGGCAAAGTGTTAATTTTGATTTTAACCCAATAATTAATGATTTAAGCTCACGTTTCCCACAGCATTTGTTTATTATTAGTAATGGATATGGAATTATTCGTGACAATGTTATTTATAGTTCTGATATTATTAAATCAGATAATAATGATTTGTGTGAAAACTCATATTTAATGTCATTTTGCGATATAATTATTGGTAGATGCTCTGGTACTTTCAGTTTTGGTTTAACTAAAGATAATTTAATTTCTGATTCTAAACAAATTTGGGTTGGTATCTGTAATATTAATCCCAATTTTGGCATCGAAGAGTTCTTAAATCCAAACAAGAAAATCTATTGGATTAACAAATATAATATTAACGAACTAACTAACGATATAAATAATATAATTGTTTTAAGCTATGGAAATTCTTAATCTAACAATACCGCGAATCCCAATGTTTTTGGAGTTTATTGAGCGAAACAAAACAGACATATCTTTTTTCCACCCCCACGCATTTAATTATGAAGCGGTAAAATCGATAATACAACGAAAAAATAATGATCAATATAAAATTATTATCCACGATAATAAAGTTATTGGATATGGATTATTACGTGGTTGGGATGGGGGGTTCGAAATTCCTAGTTTAGGTATTATGATAGATTCGGAATATAGAGGAACTGGAATATCAAAAATGTTTATGATTTATTTGGAATCCGAATGTAAAATCAGAGGGGTAAAAAAAATACGTTTAGTTGTATATAAAAATAATATAAAAGCAATTAACACATATAAAAAATTGGGATATGATTTAACCGAACATGATAACACCCAACTAATCGGATTTAAAAATTTATAATTATGGCAGATACAGTGGGTAGCATAATTGACAAACTATTTACAGTCGATATGAAATTATGGAATAGTCAAGAATTTTTATATCAAATTCGTAAAATGACATTTAGTGATTTTAAAGAAAAATATTTTATAGACGATAATGGCGCTAATATCTTATGGGATTCATTAAAAAAAACGTGTGATTTAAATGTACAAAGAAATCAACTAATTGATGAAATTGACGGATTGGTAATTGACATTATTAACGCTAAGATGTCCGGGGAAGATTTAGATAATGGTAAATTTATTCAACGAAAACATAAGACATTATAAAATGAATGAAACATATGATATTAAAATTACGGCTGGATGCCGAGGTCTTGGATCATTATTGTGGCAAGTAATAGGAATGGGATTTAATCACGCCAAATTTGATTTGTCCGTTACTATCACAAATTCTTTATATACTAAGAAGCCGGAAGATAATTTATGGGATAATTATTTTTTACCCATTAACAATTTAAATAAAATTGATTATGGTGTTCAATGTAACGATTACACATATAATCTAAATGTATTTAATAATATCCACAATAAAAAGTTATGGCATAAATTTTATATTGATAGAATTGGATTCTTACCGGATATTATAAATGATTTGGACACGTTTTATAAACAATATTTTGATAATAAAAAGATTCTTGGAGTTCATTACAGGTCAACTGATATATATGATGAGTTTATTCGTTTAAAACAAATATCAGAGCGTTTTAATAAGGCATCGGTTATTGAATATTTTGACGAAATCGATACATTAGATTATGATTATATATATTTGGCAACAGATAGTAATATTATTTTTGATGCGTTTAATAAACGATACTCAAACATTATTAGCTGTGCAACGATTAGGTCGGATAATAATCGAGGCGCTCATTATATAGCTAACGATAGAACAAAACATGGAAAAGAAGTTTTATTAGAAACTTTACTAATGTCTAAATGTTATTATCTTTTACATGGGCAAAATAATTTACCAGCATGTGTACACATAATGAATCCAGATATAAAATTTAAAAATTTAGACTATAAATAAAATGGATAAAATATCGTGGGCATCCCCATCATTTTGGGGAAATGAAAAAAAATATGTTAATAATGTTTTGGATTCCTTATGGATTTCCGGGGGTGAATATATAAATAATCTAGAAAATAGTTTTGCTGAATTATATAATAAAAAATACGCTTTAACCACATCAAACGGGACGACATCACTACATTTAATTTATTTGGCTCTCGGATTGAAACCCGGGGACGAAATCATCGTTCCCGGATTTGCGTTTTTAGCCGCGGCAAATATTGCAACACAAATGAACATTAAACCAGTTTTTGTTGATGTTGATCCAGATACGTGGTGTGTCACTGATGAAGATATATACAAAAAAATCACTAAACGCACTAAAGCTATTGTTCCAATACATACGTATGGTAACGTATGCGAAATGCAGAAAATAATTAATATTAGCGAACAATTTAATATACCAATAATTGAAGATTGTGCCGAATCGCTTTTTTCAAAAATTAATAATAGATATTCCGGAACATTTGGTAAAATAAATAGTTTTAGTTTTCAAGCAACAAAAACAATTACAACTGGAGAAGGGGGGATGGTCATGACGGACGATGATGACGCTTACAAAAGAATGATTTTATATCGTAGTCACGGATTAATTGAAAGAGGAAAATATTGGCACGAAGTGCCGGGCCACAATTTCAGATTAACTAATTTACAGGCAGCCTTAGGTTTCGCTCAGTTTGAAAAAAAAGACAACATCATTGATGCTCGCAAAAATCTATACAACAAATATAAACAAAATCTAGCTCAAAATAGTGGAGTAAAACTTCAAAGTTTTAATTCAAATGTGGATCCTGTAGTTTGGGCAACAGCGATACAATTGGATAATAGTGCATATCCACAGGGAAGAGACCAAGTAATACAAGAATTAAAATATCAAGGTATTGAAACACGCCCGGGCTTTGTGGCATCTAGTTTATTAAAACTTTATGATGAACATAAATTAAATGTTGCCGAGCATTTAAGTAATTGCGTGATTTCGTTGCCGTCATCACCAGTATTATCCGATGAACAAATAACACACATTTGTTCATTATTACAAAAATTAAAAAAATAAAAATTATGGGATCACCGTCTGAAGTAATTAAAAACACATATTTTTCAGGGAAAAATAGTGGATTCTTTGTGGAATGTGGAGCAAATAATGGACTAAATGGAAGTGACAGTTTAGGATTGGAACAAATGGGATGGAAAGGAGTTAATATTGAAGCTCAAACTAGTCTTTATAATGAATTAATTAAATATCGTCCGAATGCAATTAATTTACATTATGCGTTGTGTGATAAAGATGATTGCGATTTAACCTTTATTGTAACATCTCAGCCCGGAAACAGTTCACTCGAGCATTCAGAAAAACATAAACAAGAATTAATTCAATTGCGACATTCAACTTTTGTCGAAGAAAAAATTCCAGCAATATCTTGGAAACGATTAATTTCAAACCAAAACTTAACACAAATTGATGTATTAATTCTTGATATTGAGGGGTGCGAAAAATATGTATTAGAAAATATGAAAAATTGCGAAGTAATCCCAGATGTTATTTGTATTGAAGTTGGATATGAATGGGGTCCAAAAAAAGAGCTATTGAAAGATTTAGGGTATCGTTTTGACTTTTTTCACGCGAACAACGCATATTGTTCAAAACCATCACTACCAATAGATCAAGATGCTACCAAAAAATATCGTCAGCAAAGATTTGATTGGTGGGATGTTACTATTTACGATGAAGATAGAGACAAATTTTAATTGATTAAATAATGAAAAGGCATCCTGCTTGTTTATGTACTACTTTTGGGTGGGTTGAAACTGGAGATGATAAGGCATATCGATATTTCCCCAATGATTCTTTTGATAAAATTTTAAATACAGAATTTTTCCAAAACAAAATCGATGATTATTGGATTGGGGTGACAAAAGTGGATAAATTACCAGAAGACGCTCCAATTTTAAATAAAACACGACAAATTTATGCTTACGAAATCGAATATATTCAGCACATAACAAGAGCCACTGAATTTACTCCACAGCAAATAATTGATAGTACAAATCTATTATTTGACATTTTTATTTATTGTTTAGAAAACTCAATGTGGTGTAATACGAATATGTCGAATATTGTGTTAAAAAACGGTAAGCCGATATTAATAGATATCGGCGATTTTAGTCAAAGAAACCCCAATCCTGCCGAAATAAGATCATCAATTCGTTGTGTGTTTACGACACCTCTTGATGTTCTTGATAATTTAATTGGTAATATTAATGAAATAGGAGATAAGTTTGATGTGATACTTAATAATGGAATGACATTAATTGATAAGTTTAAAGCAGCAAAAAATGAATTAAAAAATTGTAAACTAACAAATAAATTCGATAATTGGTCAAATTATAGTATAAAAATTCCAAATGATATATTAACGGTTAAAAATTTATTCAATGAAAAAAGTAAAGTTATTTGTGACATAATCGACAATAAGAAACCTAAGACTATGACGGATTTGGGGTGTAACGGGGGAATATTTTCATTCTATGCAAATCGAATATACGGCACAAATACAATTGGTGTTGATTATTGCACAGCTTCAATTGATTTTGCCAACAAATATAGTCGAGAAAATGGTTTCACATCATCTTTTGTTTATTATGACATATTAAACCCACCAAAAGCTTATGGAATTAATGACGCTTTTGAAACAGTTTACCAACGATATCAAAGTGATGGGGTTATAGCTCCAGCATTAATTCATCATTTATATAAACAAAACAATTCAATAACTAAAATATTGGACATAATATCTTCATATGCCAGAGAGTGGATGCTGATAGAATTTATTCCACATAATTGTGCACACATTAAAGCAATTCCTAATAATTGGTATAATACTAATGAATTTGAAAACCATTTAACATCACTTGGATTTTCTTTTAAAATATTTGATTCATATCCTAGTCCAAGAACATGGTATTATTGTGAAAAAAAAAATAACAAATAATGAAATTTACACATTTATCTGACGAAATTATTATAACTGGTGGCCGTGGCTTAGTTGGATCTGAAATGACGTTCGGAAAACAATTAAGTAGAAATGATGTTGATCTAACTGATAGAAAGGCGGCAATCGAGTTTTTTTGTGATGTTAAGCCAAAATGGGTAATACATTGTGCTGGATTGGTTGGTGGGCTAAAAGCTAATATGACAAAAAAAGCCGAATTCTTTCATCAAAACTTAATGATGGAAATTAATATTCTTGAGGCTTGTTATTTGGCTAAAGTTCCCAATTTGATTGCTTTTATGAGTACTTGTATCTTTCCGGAAAAATATGCAAGCACAACACCGTTATCGGAAAATATTATACATGATGGCGAACCCCATTTCAGTAACAATGCCTATGCTTACGCCAAACGAATGATTGATATTGGAATTAATGCATATAAAGAACAATATAACGTTCCGAATTGGTTCAGTTTAATACCAACAAATTTATACGGAAAACAGGATAATTATAATTTAGAAACATCACATTTTATTCCGGCATTAATTAGAAAGGCCCACACCGCTAAAACACAAGATAAAAATTTTATTGTATGGGGAACTGGCGAGCCAATACGAGAATTTGTATACGCTGGAGATATTGCCAAATTAGTATATAGAATGATTATTGACAATTTTCAGTCGCCTTTCGATAAAATAATTGTTGCTCCGAAGGAAAATTACAGAATTAAAGATGTGGCACAAATTATAGCAAATAAATTTAATGTTGAATCTATTAAATATGACATATCGTATCCAGATGGTCAGTATCAAAAAATAACAGATGCCACACGATTTGCCGGATTATTTCCCGATTTTGAATTTACTTCTCTTGAAAAAGGATTAGATTATACCATCGAATATTATTTAAATAACCAAGACAAATTAAGATTATAATTTATGAAAAAAGCCTTGATTGCGGGGATTACTGGAATGGATGGGAGTTATTTAGCTGAATTGTTATTGGCTAAAAAATACGAAGTACATGGCATTATTAGACGAAGTAGTTCTTTTAATACTGGTAGAATCGATCATATTTTTGATCAACTACATTTACATTATGGTGATTTAACCGATTCACTAAATATCGATAGTATAATTAATTCGGTTAAACCAGATGAAATATATAACCTTGCAGCTCAATCGCACGTACAGGTATCGTTTGAGTTGCCAGAATATACCGGCAATGTTGATGCTTTAGGAACTCTTAAAATTATTGAATCAGTAAGAAAACATTGTCCCAAGTCTAAAATCTATAATGCTACGACATCTGAGTTATTTGGTTTGGTTCAAGAAACACCTCAAACCGAAAAAACCCCCTTTTATCCACGTTCTCCTTATGGGGTTGCTAAATTGTACTCATATTGGATTGCTAAAAATTATCGCGAGGCTTATAATATGTTTATATCCAACGGAATTTTGTTTAATCACGAAGGGGAACGGCGTGGCGAAACATTTGTAACAAGAAAAATTACAATTGGATTATCAAATTGGATTAAAACACAACGCCCTATTAAGCTTGGTAATTTAGATTCAAAACGCGATTGGGGCCACGCTCCTGATTACGTTTATGGTATGTGGTTAATGATACAGCAAGATATACCTGATGATTTCGTGTTAGCTACCAATGAAACCCACAGCATCAGGGAATTTATTGAAGAGGCTTGCACGCACACAAACATTAAACTACAATGGACCGGTGAAGGAGTTAATGAAGTTGGTATTGATCTTAATACTGGTAAAATTGTTGTTGAAATAAACCCAAAATATTTCAGACCATCTGAGGTTAATTTATTACTTGGTGATTATACAAAAGCAAAAACAATTTTAGGGTGGGAACCAAAAGTGAAATTTAAGGAACTGGTAAAAATAATGATGGAACATGATTTAAAAAATGTAAAATAATATGAGCAAAATCACAATTGGTATTAATATTGATCATGTTTTTCGTAACGTATATGGAAGAATTGTTACTTTATATAGAAAACATAATATTGAACAACCTCAAGCAGAGGCTGATGATAATGATGGGTTTTTAACAAAATTCGAACTTAATGAAAGCGGTCACACACAAAGTGTTCAAGTACGATTTACACCCCCAGTTTTAAATTTACCCATAACATCAACAAACCTATTAGAGCATATACCATTTAAGGATGCTGACGAAATGAATGATTTTATTTTTTCAGAGTTCCCGGTTGAAATTTTTGGATATGCTAAAGAAATGGAATCGGGTTCTATGGTAATGTTTAATGATTGGCTTTATAAATTACCTGAAAATATTGAGGTTACACTAATATCAAACGAGATATCCAAGACCAAATCGGCAACTTTATATTTCTTATCAAAGACCGGTTTCGAGGGAAATAATATTAAATTTATTGATGATAGTATTGATATTTGGAAAATGTGTGATATATTGATAACATGTGGCGAGGTAAAATATATAAAACCACAAAATAAAAAAATGATTATTATCGAAAGAGAACATAATAAAAATTTAACCGGAGATATGAAATTTCCTTCACTTTTTGATCTATTGGAATCGGATATAAATAAATTGGTGGAAATAAATCAATAAAAATAGATAAATTGATAGAAATAAATCTAATAACAACAATTAAAAATAAAATGATTATGCAAAATTGGGAAGAAATTATCGAATCAAGAGAACCCGATATTAAGTTAACAAACGAAAAAGGGAAAAACGTGACTAAGCGCGGTCATTCTACATGGAAACAGGAATTGGCTAAAATTAATAATCAGGAAGAACTAATTAGTCTTTTTGATTACCTATCGACTGAAATGAAAAAAAATGTAGACAAATGTTTTATAAAATCAAATAAAACAGCAGGACGAAGAGCTAGAAATTATGCTCAAAAAATCAAAGACACCATGGGACAAATAAGAGTCGTACTTCAAAACCAACTTATAACATTATGATAGACCATCTACTATTAATAAATGGACAACATTATTATTTGGATATTGATGCGATTTCTGAATACATAAAAATGGATCCCGTTGTTGTTGAATCATATAAAAAAGGATTAAAGGGCAATAATAATCATATGAATCCTGATACTATGATCAATGTAACTAAGTATGAAATTGTAAATAAGATGATGGATGTTTTCTTCAATATGGGGTTCTCAATGCAAGATACCGCAGATATGGATGATACAGAAAAACTAATAAAAGGTGTTAATGAAGATTCTTTTGATGATATGCCAGTACCGTTTAAAATCGCTTTTAACACATTAATAATAAATAAAATAATAACAAATCATGAGCCAACAAGTAGAAAAAATAAACGCGGCGATTCAGAAATTAAGAAATAAGGATTTTAATGTCTATTTCTTTGCTATGGATTCTCGTGGTAATCCTGTAGCATCACTTAACACCATTTATACATGGGGTAAGTACCTAAAAGAATCCGGATACAATCCAGTAATTCTTCATGAAAAAAAAGAATATACAAAACCTGATAAGTGGATGGGTTCTACTGAATACGTTGAACTTGATCATAAATCAGCAGAGACAAAAGATGTTAATATGTTTCCTCACGATTTTCTCTTTATCCCGGAAATATTCTCTAATGTAATGGAACAAACTAAATCAATGCCAGTTAAACGCATTGCTTTGTGTCAGTCCTATGATTATGTTTTAGAATTCATTAAACCGGGCGAATCGTGGCTTAACTATAACATAACTGAATGTGTTACCACCTGTGAATCGCAACAGAAATATCTACAATATCTATTTCCTCAAATTAAAATAAATGTTGTTCCTATTTCAATCCCAGAATATTTTAAGAATTCAGATAAGCCCAAAAAGCCCGTATTTGCTATTCATACAAGAGACCCTCGTAACGCAATGAAAATTATGAAAACTTTCTTTTTACGTTTTCCGCAATATCGTTGGATCACCTTCCGTGATCTGCGTGGACTAAGACGTGAAGAATTTGCTAAGGGGTTAAAAGAATGTTGTATTGCGATTTGGGATGATAAACAATCCGGATTTGGTACATTCCCGTTAGAAGCATTTAAAACAAAATCAATTCTTATTGCGTCGCGCCCAACAATAATGCCTGACTGGTATGATGAAAAAGCTGCGGTGTGGGTAAATGATACCGTTGATATTGCTGATGCTATTGGTAAAACATTTTCTGCTTGGCTAGAAGATTTATTACCGGAAGATTTACAAAATATACCCGGAAAATATGAAGAAATGTATAAACCTGAAAAGGAAAAAGAAGCATTTCTTGAATATTTCGATAAATTAATTGAATCTCGCATAAGTGAATTTGAAGTTGCCATTAAAGAAATTGAGTCGCAAATTCAAACACAAACGCCTAATAACCCTGACGTAATTAATCTTTTTGAGTAATGGAAGAAAAAAGTAATATAACTGTAATTATCCCCCTTAATGGGCTGGCAGAGCATGAAGTGTCGTATTTTGACAGAGCAATAAATAGTGTTAAAAATATGATTACCAAACCGGATGAAATTATTATAACTATGTGTAATTGCCCGGATATGAACAAATTTATCGAAGAATATAATTATGACGGATTAAACGTAACAAAATTAATTAATCCCGATTCGAATAGTTTTGCTAAGCAGATCAATTTTGCTGCGTCTAAAGTTAAAACTAAATATTTTTCGATACTAGAGTTTGACGATGAATATTCTAAAAAATGGTTTACTCACGTTTTGGAATATGAAAAACATTACCCTGAAGTAAAAATATGGCTACCAATAGTTGTTGATATTAATCCAGAGAAAAACTTTTTGGGCCTAACCAACGAAGCTGTATGGGCAATGAACTTTTGTGATGAATTGGGATTTTTAGACGAGCAATCACTAAATAATTTCCCTAACTTTCAGACATCGGGAGCTGTAATTGAAACGGATTCTTTTTTGACATTCGGAGGGCTTAAATCAAATATAAAATTAACCTTTGTTTATGAACTTTTATTAAGATTAGTTCACCAAGATGTAAAGACTATGACAATTCCCAAGGTCGGATACATTCACACCAATCTCCGTGAAAATTCGATTTTTTGGAATTATAAATTTAATCAGGAATTGATCGTTTCGCCTAAAGATGCGGATTTTTGGATTCAGACAGCAAGAAAAGAATACTTCTATCCTTATGAACGCGAAATAAGTATTGATCAAACCTAATTATATGAAAGTAATGAAGTGAAACAATGACCAAACAACCGCCCACGGACAAAAACTATTTTGGTCCTAAAGAGGAATTAGCGGTTAAAAGGTACATGGCATCGACAGATGATAGAGAAAGAGAGGAAATCTTTAAAAAAGAACTACAAGCTCCTCTGACCAAGATGATAGAGAGCATCATTCGAACGTACAAATTATACCGGCCGGACATATCATTTAATCGATTATTAGAAGACACTTTTAGTTTTTTAATTACAAAGATTCACAATTTTGACCCAACAAAGGGAACAAAAGCGTATTCATACATTGGTACAATTTGCAAGAACTATCTTTTAGCTCAATTAATTAAACACTCTAAAGAACGCAATCAACATTTATCATATGAAGATTACTCACCCAATTTAGAGCTCAATCCAAAATATATTTACGATCCTTATTATGAATCAATTGACTATGACGGGTTAATTACAAACATTCAGGACCAAATTAATGAACAATTAGAATCTAGTGATATAACCGAGAACGAACAAAAAGTGGGTGATTCGTTGTTATATATCTTTGAAAATTGGGAGCTAATATTTCAACACTCTAAAAATAAAAAATTTAATAAGAATTTAATACTATTTCTTATTCGGGAACGATCACACTTAACAACCAAAGAAGTTAGGCAAAGTATGAAAAAATACAAAAAGATTTATTACGAACTAAAGAAGGGCTTAATAGAAACTGATATTTAAGCTATTTATAGTAAAATATATGTATTATGTGCCCAAGAGCAAAAAAACCAAAAATTCAAGCAACACCCGATAGTTTGAATCATCTATTACAGGAAATCTATAACGAGTGTGTTGAAATCCGTAAAGATGCAATGCTGCAACGTATTAAGATTTTAAAGCAAGTTGAAGAACTGGAAGATATTCAAATGGTTGGTAAAATAACCAATGATCTATTAAAAATCATCGATCTTGCTATTGATAAAAAACTAGCATTAGCTAAGTTACAAGCAGGATTAATATCGGCAGGTGGAAATATGAAACCAACAGATGAAAGTAATTTGACAACAGATCAGATGAAATTTTTACGAGACACCTTCAAACAAATTAAACAAAACCAAAACGTTGATATTGATTTAGAACAAAGCAATGGCTGATTCAACCAACTCATATAATTTGTCCGATAAAATACGGCAAATTCAAGGAAATATAAGTACAAGTAATACTTTAAATGGATTCCTTGACACTAAGCAAACGTCCGGATATCTTAATTCCAAAAATAGCGACAATCAGAACATACTGAAAATAATGTCCGATATTCTTATTTCGTTGGTTGGATCACAAGAAAACTTAAAAAAAATGTTGGTTGATCTGATGACGAATAATTTATCATCGATTGAAACTAAGCTTAAACAATTTATTAAACAGTATACGCTACAATTAATTTCTTGCGGAACAGACGCGAGATTAAATGTACCTTTTGGAGTTGTAGATTTGTTAACCCCACAAGTACCGGAACAATACCCATACATTGATCAGTATGATTTTTATGGCTTGTTTAATAAAGACATTAATGACCCAATACAAAAGTTAAATTTCGATAGGAATCTAAACACATTTATTAAAACAAATATTGATGCTAATAATACCACATTCACATGGAAAAATTTGGATAACCTTGATGTTATTAGATTTACATACGATGAGCAACAAGAACGAATAATGGTTGGACCACCAGCAGGTGTAGATTGGGGCCCAAATGGTATCGGAATGAAATCTTTTGTTGATTTGTATATTGATAGTATTAATTTATTTCCAACTGAATCAATATTAAAGGAACTTTTAGACTCAATTTTTGATTTAAAAGAAGGAGATCCATTTGATGTTGATCTTGATTTTTTAAAGAAATTACTATTTAACCAATGTAACTGTAAAAAAATTGAAGATGATAGGTCAAAAAGCACATTCGACTTAGACTATAACGATTTTAAGCCAGAAACTAACAACGAAAATGACCCAACTTTAATGACAAATTTAAAGTTTGGTCCCGTTGATGCGCCAATCCCAGCAACAATTATACCACAACAGCCAAATTTAGATGAATCGTATTTAAATACTGTTACTATCCTAAGTAAAGATGAATTCATTAAAGCAAATCGTAACAATCGCGAGCAACAAATATCTACTATAATTAATCAAGTTGGGCAAGATAAACATAATCAAACAACCAATATTAATCTTCCATTAAACACGAAATTTTCACTTAAACCGGGATTGGAAGGTGACATGAACTTGAAAATGATATTAATGCTTCCTGTAATATTGGCGGCTCCGTTATTTTCACCCAAGATATCAATGTATTTCGGGATTATTTATAAAAGATATTATGTTAATGATAATCCAAATCCAAGAGATCTGTGGAAAACAAAAGATGAATATTATCAATTTCTCGGTAAATTAATTGAGTTAATAATTAAAGATATAATGAAATTTTTATTGAAATTATTGTTTGAAAAGATTAAAAAAGAAATTATACGATTAATAAAAAAAATAATTACGAGAGTCTTGAGCGAAAAAGTAATGGGATATATAACTCAACTAAAATCTTTACTTGACTTATATAATTCCCTAAAAGGTAAAATTCCGCCAAGATTACCAATGATTAATTTTGATAGTTGCAAATCAATATTGGATAATTTGGTTAAACTATTTGATATACCTAACATTCCTCCGGGTACTATGTTACCTCCGGGAATGGCAATGATGGGAATGGCTAAAACCGGTTTAAGCTCAACTTCAATGACACAAAGTGCGGTACAAAAAATGAATGATTTGGGTATGGACACTAAGGCAATGCCGGATGGAAGCCCAAATCCTAATGTTGTTATAGCAAGCGCAATGTCTAGCGCTGTTATCGAACAAATACAAAATAATGCACGTATCCAAGTTTCGGCTGTCGGAGTTGGATATAGTGAGGGCGGAGGAACAATTACATAATGAAAAATTTAAAAATAGAAGAAATAATGGTTAGTCGTTTTAATTTGGAAACTGAATATAATACCATTAAAGCATATTTGCTTCAAAAAATTGCTCGTATGAAAGAAATTGAAGATGAAATTAAAGAAATTGATAACGAGATAACCCTACGTAGTCAGCATAAGCCAAATGTTACTTAATTTAAAAAATACATCATACAATCCTGATTTAACTAGCGCACTAAGTACTCGTTCTATTTTTGTTTGTCAGGTATTAGCAATTGAAGGCGATCCGTCATGGGAAGTTTATCGTAAGCAACTAATCGAAACTGAAGGTAAAAATGATACAGTTAGCGGATTAACAACAAAACGCACAATAGATAAAGGAACCGGGCGTATTATTTTCAAATTACCAGAAAAAGACACACTAAAAATAGCTAACCCATTTTTACCGAGATTATATAATATCTTCCCCACAGTTAATGATATGGTTAAAGTTATTACTTATGACATTGCTCAAAATGATTTATGTTACGATTATATTGGGCCGATTATCCCATCGCTCATTAACGCAAACAATTCAATGGGTTCTGTCGGTAAACGTAATCTTGATAGTTATGGCAATTTTAGTGATATTGACCCCATAATTGACTTTCAAGGGACAAGCAATGATGTCAAACAATTATACCCGACAACAAACGACATATCAATAGAAGGAAGAGGATCAAGCCAAATATTAATCAAAAAAATAGAAACAGATAACACAAAACCTAATGAATATATCGTTCTTAGATCAGGAATGTTTCTTAAATACCGAAATGATAAAGTACCAACATATAACGAAAAAGAATCATTTATTAAAGTTACAATAGAACCGGATCCTAAAATTGGTGTCGAATATTTTGTTGATAATAAGCCAGATGATGGATCCAACTTTATTAAACACATATACAAATCCAAATACGACCCATATGCTGATACAACACCAATTAAAATAAACAATATAAAAACAAGGGTTGATGTTGTCGGGGAAAAAATCAATTTGTTTACATATCCCAATAATCGCGATACTGCTTACAGCATACCATATGGAGAACTATTATTCCAATATTTGGCTAGTTTGGAAAAATGGCTAAAACAACATAAACATGGTATCACTGGTACAGTTTCAGAATATAAAAATCACGAGCTTGGGGTTAATTTAAGCGTTACAGATACCGGACACATTTCAATCCCCGATAAAGGAACAAAATTTGCATTAACGAAAGATATTAAGATTATTTAGTCGTCACTCCCCTTAAATTGTAGGTCTCCTCCACCTTACGAGCAAATTGATGATGTAACAATAATGGTGTTACTCCCCTTAAATTATAGGTCTCCTCCACCATGGGGCCCCAGTTCTGTATTTGAAACTGAGGTGTTACTCCCCTTAAATTATAGGTCTCCTCCACCTGTATCAACGAAGCGCAGATTTATTTATAGGGTGTTACTCCCCTTAAATTATAGGTCTCCTCCACCATAGCTTTGATCAAGCCTTGTATTTGTTGGTATTCCATGTTAAATCTAGTTTCAAAAACTGACCATATTTTGGTGTAACTGACCCATAAATAGCCAGAATTTTGATCCTGGTCAGCGAATTCCATTTCCATTACAATTTCATTATCCAATTTATAAAAGATGTTAAGTGGCCTGTTTGGGGATCTATACTCAGTTAAATTGTTTAATATATCTTTAAACCAGCCTTCCGGGGTGTNNNGATCGNNCTTGNTTAGGTAAATTTAAACCTTCGTTAATGATTCTTTTTTTAATATATTTTAGGTTCATTGGCTGGGATCCTGCAGATAGCTCGTCACGATACCAAACAACAGCTGAATCTCTATCAATATAATGTCCGAATTTCCACGGTTTATTTCGACTGGCGCCAACAATTTGTATTGGATCTCCATATTGATATTGTGCCTTTGGTATATTTAGTCCTTCTGTTATACCTTCACGCCACGATTTAAATTCTTCGCGCCAGTCGTAGTTATATTCTTTGATTAGTTCTTCACCAGCTTTAATATCCCGGATTGCTTTTATCCCCACAATTTTATCATCAACATTAATAATTTCCTCAACATTAGCATCGGTATCTTTATCAATATCGTTTACATATAGGAATCCGGATAATCTTAATGCATCTTCACAATGTTCTTTATAGAAGTCTGTTTTTTTCCATAACAATTTTTCCTGAACATCCTTAAAGTTGAATTTCCATTTACCGAGAAGGATACCATGTTCGTCCATCCATCTGAATCCATATAGTTTAACTGGTTCGGTATCTTTAATTGATTGCCAGTCTTTATCTGACATTATTTTTACTTTGGCTAATAATATCGTATCGCCTTTTTTAATATCGACAGCAGCAAATAATCCATTACCTTTATTACCTGCCGGCTTAACTGTAACTTTTTTATCTTTATATAATGGATTTGATTTTTCTTCGGTACTTTCTTTCAATATCTGATGAATCATTTCTCTCATTTTAATTTACAACTAGCTTTGTTATAAATATATTGTTAATTACCACAATATAAATACCGGGAATTAAACATTCTATTTGAATTTTTTGACCAATAACATCGAAGACTTCTATTTTATCTTGTTCCTCAATCCCAGTGATAATTAATTCTTCACCATATTGTAGAGGATTGGGGTGTATTGATATATTCGATGGTGTCCCACAATTAACATTGACCGTTCCAATTTCTTCGGTATACCCATTAAAATCTAGTTCTATTAGTTTATAGTATCTAGTTCCGTAATATATCGTAGGATCAACATAATCGTATCCTTCAGGCATAGTTGTACTTCCTGCAGCGGGAACTACGCCAATTATTTCAAAATTAATACCATCATAAGATCGCTGAATTTCGAATGATTGTACACCCATTTCCTGTAATGTTTCCCATACTAATCTAACAGTTCCGTCTTCATTGCAATTACCATAATAATAAGATAACGTTAAATATAACGGAACTAGTTTATTTATTAATACCCATGGAGTATTTAGTGAAATGGATTGTATTGAATTGACATTATCGTTTGGAGGGTCGGCGATTCCATCCGGAGGTAAAACCCATTTAGCCCCGTCCCAATACTGTGCCTTTAAATCCACTTCAATAATCCCATTTAACTCATTAACTGGATCGTATGTCATTGTAAATTGTGATATGGGTTTGATTACATAGCCATCGTAGTTAATTATCCAAAACCTATCAACCGCATTGTTAGAATTATCAACACCATTATAGTTCATATTGGTTACAGGATTAAAATAACCATAACCATTGGGGTATAAAAAATTAGCGACATTCGTTCTATAAGTTGATGTTAATATTTGCCCGGCTCCAACACCAGCTAATGTTATATTCATTATAAGTGGAATTGAGGTGTTAGATATTTTGAAAGGAATAACATAATTTCCAGATAATGTTGAAACTCCCCATATTACCCGACTTTGTTCGTTGTCACATATTATACCACCTTGTAAATTTCCAGATTTAACAATACCTTGATTACTGGTTTGGTGTATTATCAAATTGACATTCCCGGACATTATAATATTTCCATTGTCTTTAATGTTTATTGCACCGGTCTGGGAAAACAATTGATGATTTATTAATAAAAATAATATTACAACAACAAACTTCATTTTATTCACATTTTAAGATTTCGATTTCCACTTTAAGTCGATCAATTTCGCTTTGTTGCTCTTGCATTCCTTTAACTAAAATTGCGATTAATCCAATATAGTTAACTGCGTCATATTTAAAATTTTCTTGTAGTATTTTCGATTTTGGTGTTACTTTAATTGTTGGGTCGTATACAGCATTTTTATATACCAATGCAGGAAATACAGCTTCTAAGTTTTGTGATGTAAAACCATATTCCAGCCTTCCACTTTTTGATAATGTTGTGTCGAATTCATATGTGATTGGTTCTAATAATTTAATAAGAGACATTACGCTATTAACGGGTTGTGTGTTTTTTTTGAGTCTACCATCAGATATTAGTGTCCATGTTAATCCTAAATTTCTATCGGGGCTATAAATTCCATAACGATTGTCTCCAGCGCCAGTTTGAGCCCACAATCCAATAATATTTGTTGCCCCCGTATTACTATTAGCAATCAAAAAAGCGCATCCAGTTCCATTAGTCCACGACTCGCCCGCATTATATCCATTTGTGGGGCCAATAATTTGAAAGAACCCACCGCCACCATTAGTTCCGACATGGTATCCAGCAGTTCCCCAAGCTAATGAAGCACTATTAGCGTATCCTGTCAAAACATCATTAGACATTACTGGAGTATTTGTATTAGCACATGTTTGACCATTCAGTTTAACATGAAAATAATAAGTACCAGTGTTATTTTGTATTGAAAATAAATCAGAAGCATAACTGGCGCTTGGTTGTAAATGCAGCATAAAAGATGGGCTAAATGCTGTATTGTCACTTATTCCGATGTTTTGTGCATTACCAATTAAAGATGCGATCAGAAAAATTATAATTAAAAATATTGTTTTCATAACTTTATTGTTTTTTTAATGTATGTAATTTATCGATTTTCTTAATCATTTGACGCCCTTTTTTATTAAAAGTTCGTTCTGTGTATTTTAAAAAATCAAAAACATTCTTAAATTTACGGAACAGCGGAATGTCATACTCGCTTGTAATATTTTTCCATTTTTTTTGTAACGTCACTGGCGGCGTATTAGGCTCCACCTTAACTGCTTTAAAATTTTCCATATTCGATGCAACTTCCCTTAATTTTCCGGCAAATTGTTGTATTGTCGGTCCACCCGTTATTTCATCATAAACACCCTCAAGATACGCGGCGATCTCTGCATTACTTGACATATAATAGGCGATAATTACTGAGTCCAAAGTATTTAAGTTATTACCAGCACGAGCATGACCAATAACAAATTTTTCAAAATCTTTGGTATATAATTGCCGGATTTCTTTGCTTTGATTAATTGATGGTTTACCTTTTGAAATTCTTTGCCAGTCCTGATAAGCATGTTTAATTTCGTGAGTTAAAACAAATGAACTTATATTATCCAATGAGCAATTAATATAAACGGTATACTCCCCATTGTCCTTATAGCCACTATTTACATGATCATATTCGGTGGGTGTTTTGGAATTGTTATTATCTGTTATCACCCACTTATCAACAGAAAATTTTGCATATGCTTCTGGATAGTCTTTACCATGAATTATCACTTGCGTAGGTTTTTGAATTGGGGTATTAGCAACATCCTCAAATAATAGGGTGTTTTTTATTGCTTTATTATATAAGGAAACTATTTTGGGCGTTGTTAAATCCATTACTTTTTCATATGACAATTTATGGTAATTTGTAATAGTATCAATAATAATATCAATTTCATCCTGATCCATATTATCTAAGTCATTTTTTGTTAGCTCACGTTTACTGAACCCCTTTGGGTCGATATTATCGTTAAAATTGTACACATTTCCCATATTATATCCACCACCAAAATGCATACTACCATAGGGCATTGGGTGCATTACTTGTTTTGGAAGTCTTTTTGTGTAGTCATCCCAATATTTTTTATATTCAGCATCGGCAACATCCTTAATAATTTTTACCCAAGCACGAACTTCAAACGATATACCCATCATTTCTTTTAATATTAATCTACCAAAATAATCAGCCAGTATGCAACTTTTTTTTGACATCATCTAATTTTATCTATAAATATCACGGAAAAAAAATGGGGAGCAACGCCCCCATCATTTATTCATCATCATCTTTCATGGCCCCACAATCATATAAAATTATAGTTTTTAAAGATATCGATCAAATGTACCATCTTTAGCTTCTTCTAAAAACAGTTTGAATTGTTCTTTAGTAAATATGGTATGCCCTTCGTCATTACCACCAATAACGATTTTATCATTATTTCTGTCCATTATAATTGAGGGGCAGCAGCTACCGGGTTTACAAAATGTAATTTCCAGTCTTGAATCACTAATTTCATGTTTTAAATCTTTGTTTTTCATTTTTTATTATTTTATTTAATGTTATTACGCTTGTGCTTTAGTTGCGTTTTTATTGAACGTTAATCTACTAATATTATTTATTTTTTCGATAGTTACAATATTAGTGGCCCATCCATTAACGAGATTATTGTGGGTGATCATAAATACTTTGTCAAACATTTCTGAAATCTTATCCAGCAAAAATTTCATCATTTCGAGATTTTCGTCAGCAACCTTTCCCAGAACTTCGTCCAAAATTATCATATCCGGTTTAGGAAGAACTGATATTTTTGTTAACACAGCTCTTAATGCTAGTGCAGCTGCTGTCTTCTCGTATCCACTACCTGATGTTACCATTTTTTTCAACCCTGTTTCCCTGTCCACCATCCAATATTCAACGTCATTTTTAGAATTTAAATCCAGTTCCATACTAAACGTTGCGGTATCATTTAATAGTCGATCCAGCTCTGAATTAATTACGGGGATTGATGTTTTCAGAATTAAGCTTGTTATACCCTTTTTACCAAAGATAGTTAAATAATATTCGAATACCTTTAATATCTCCTGTTCTTTATTTATAATTTTAATTAACTTTTCGTTATCATCAATAGTTTTGGTTAAAGTTTTTATCTTTTCACGGTTTATTTCTTTACTACGAGTTATATCATCTTTCTCAGTATTTTTTTGCTCCATTCGGAAATTAACTTCGATTATTTCTTTTTCGATTCCCTTATTAATATCAACAGCAAGTACATTATCGTTATATCGTTTAATTAAATCGTCTTGATCCTTATAATCCTGAGCCAATCCTTTCACTTCAACAGCTAAACGCTCAATTTTAATCTCATCTTTATCATATTGGTTAAGAGCGTCGTTTTGTTTCTTATATTTTTCGATATCAGCAGCATTTTTAACCTTATTCGTTTCGATTTTTGGTATTACGATTTCATTGATGGATTTAATTTCATCTTTAATTTTTTTAACATTGGGATCTTCGGTTTCTTTTAGGGTTTTAATTTCACTTTGTATTTTGGATATTTCAGGGTCTTCAGCCTTTTTCATTTCATCGATTTCGTCCTGAATTGGCTTAATCCGTGGGTCATCGGCTTTCTTTAGTTTATCAATTTCTTTTTTTAATTTGGTGATGGTTGCTTCATGCCCTGTAATTGTCGCAGAGTTGTCGCAGTTATCAAATTTACGTTTACATGTTGGGCATATCTCACCTTCTTTCAGATTTTTAATTACTAGTTCTAAATCGGTAACTTCTTTATCTTTTGCTTTAATTGTTGCGGTATGCTCCATCTTAATTGTAATGATGGATTTTTCTTTTTCCTGAATTGCCCGTTCATTAGTTCGTTCAATGGTAATAATTTCTTTTTCTTTATCCTGAATTGTTTTATCCTTTGCCCGTTCAAGATTTACAATTTCTTTTTCTTTGTTATTAATAATGGTTTTTTGATCATGGACTTCGGTAACTAAGTCTTTTTCCTGTTGTAATACAGCTAAATGTCCTTCTTCATCATATTCAGGCTTGGTTCTGGTCTTGAATTCATCTTTTAGTTTCTGATATTCTTCTTTTTTAGTTTTACCATTTTCAGTTATAGTTACTAGTTTTTGTTTTTCTTCCTCAATAGCAACGCCAAGTAATGTATCATCAATCGGTTTCTTTTTACCAATCAGGACTTCTTTTGTTAAATCCATTTCCTTTATACTAGCTATTATTGTTTCCAGCTTTGTTAAGGATTCTTTTACTATTAACTCTGTTTCTGTAATAACGGCTCTATCGGTCTGAATTTGTTGAAAAATATCGATAATGTTGTACTGATTGGATTTTATTGTCTTTTCCCATTCGGTTTTAATGTCCTTACAAATACCTTCTTTTTCCTTAATAACATCCAGCCCAATGAATCGAGTTACAAGATTACCTCTCTCGGTTGGCATCTGTTCTATTAAGTTTTCTAATGTGTTGCTATCGGCGATTATGGTCAATAAAAAATCACTATATGTTCCGATAGAATCAACAATAATCTTTTCACTTTCACGTCTTTGCTCTTCAGATAAGTTTTCCTCAATTCCATTTACTACCTTGGCAATATGTAACTGAGAATTGGTTGTTATTTTAGTTTTACCGGCTCTTGTAATAACACGTTCAATTATGTACTCAATCCCATTAATATCGATCAATCCTTTTACCTTAACCTGATTTTCTTCCGGACGATATAGATTAAAAATTTCCCTATCCGTTTTGGTTCTATCTGTTTTATTAAAGAACAAATATGTGATTAAATTTTTTGCTAATATTGTCTTACCGCCATAATTCGCTGGATTTGAATTGATTACAGTTAGTCCGGGTAAATCTTCCAAAGGAAATTCATTATCGGCCCCGAAGGAAAGGAAGTTATCGAACCAGATACGTTTAATTTTGAGTTTACGATAGGTGTAATCAACGTCCTTCTGTTGTTTCATCTTATCATTCACCTTACCATCTAAACGCATTATATCGTCTATATTCACGTCTAATTTGTTCTCGGTGATAAATTGTTCGATTAATTTTCTCTGATTGGCTAGATCATAGATATTTTCAGATTGGTCAAGTGTATATTCAGTTCCACTTGCGTTGATCGGATTAAATTGAACTGTGACATTCTTACATCCGTATTTGTTTTGGATATAAGCTTTAATGCGTGCTTGTTTCTCTTTGGTGAACTCTTCTGGAGCCCCTTCCCATTTTACTTTTATGTAACTTTTATCGGTAATTGCCATATTGTATTATTTTTCTGTTAATTTAAATTTTTTTGGATAGTGAATATATGTACCACGAGGATAGCTCTCTAATTTGGTAAATACATATATCTTCAGACTTATTACTTCAAATGTCATTGGATCGTATACTATTACTGTAGTAGTCCCTTTACCCATTTAATAATTCTTCCCCCATATCTTTATCGTTATCCACATCCGATATTTTAAACTGATAATATCCATAATCATTGGGTATTTCAATTAATTCATGTTTTTTAGTTTCAATATCTAATCTAACGTATCCATGATGTGATAAACTTTCCCCATAATTTTGCTGTAAAAAGCTTCCGCAGAAAAATATTAATGGATCACTTTTTTGAATAATTTGATAACGGTGGATGTCGCCGCAGATACAAATTTCAAGCCCAGCAAAGTTTTCCAAAGGATAAACATCGCCAAAGGAGAATCCCAAATCAGTTTCAACACCTGTTAATGGACTATGAAATAAACCAATATAAGTTTTTCCCTTAATTTTTTTCTTTGGATTAAAGCATTCCGGAACCTTATTATCATCCATTAATGTTATCGGGACCCACACAACATTTTCATCTTCATAACACCCACTGTTCTTAAAATAAACAAGATTGGGATTATTCATTGCTTCAATTATCGGAGTTAAAGCATCCAATCGTTCTTTATTGTTGGTTAAAAAATCATGATTACCTATTAATATTATGGTTTTAGCAATTTCAGAACATCGCTGTAAAAATTGTCGTAATACATCAATTAGTTCCGGGGACATCTGAATTTTTTGATGCACAAGGTCTCCACAAATAACTATACGATCTGGTTTTTCAGTATCCATCAATTTATAAAACTTATCAAATTGTTCCACATATTCATCGTGACGCTTAAATGTACGAAGGTGAATATCAGAAATACAAACTATCTTTTTAATCATATTTTATGTTTATTAATTATTACTCAAATATAAACTTAAATCACCCTAAAGTCAAATTCTAAGTCATCTTTTACACCGACATTTTTAAAACAGTTTCGGCATAATGTTTAATCATCATCATAACTTCGAGCTTCATATAATTAATTGGGATAACTTGAAATATATTATGACTTCGCCAATAATATAATATAAACAATCTACGACATTTTAATCCGGTCATCAATTCATAAAAATAAGCATATGTCGATAACTGAAGAGAATATATATTATAATCACATTGAGATAAATGATTTAACGGGTATTTCAGATATTGATTATATTGAGAAAAATACTTAAATGTTTCATTCGTTTTCCAATCGCCCACATCAAAATGTTCATATGGCGCTAAATGAATTAAATCAGATTGCCCAGCTAATTTATATTTTTTATTATACACAATTTGCTCCGGATAAACATCACCAGTTAAAAATTCCAGCTGTTTTGTTTTATAATAAGCAAACAATAATTTTTGTTCTTCATCATTTTGAGCAATAAGTATTCTTCCGGGGGATAAAAACATCCGTTCAAATAAATCATGTATATCAGTACCATAATCACAAGCAACTTCAGCTTTTTCTTTCCATTCATTTTTAACCTGTTGCTGCGGTACATCCCTACGTTTGGCCACACGAGCTGAATGTTTTTCGGTATCAAATGGTTGCTCATAATGGTGAAGCAATCTAGTTACAGATAGGAATTCTTCACCGGTATCTTCATCAACATACCGATGCCCATCATCATAATAACATATCGAACCGTGTTGTCTATCCGCCATCATAATTTACTTTCTTTAATATGTCTTGCTGATTGTAATACTTTATTGAAATCAGTTGGTGACAATCGTTTATGTAATTCACACAAATCAAAATCCGACTTATAAAACAGTGCCTTAACTCTTCCCTTTAACTTACCACCATCCAGCATTTGATATAGTTTTTTAACATTACTCATAGCATCCGGATCATAAGCGATAATAACATTAGCTTTAGCATTATCATATATTCTACCCCATAAAAGCTCGCTCATCTTTTTACCTAACATTGGAATTGAATTGGGAACGACAAGGTGATCCAACGCTCCTTCCAATAGATAAACGTCTTGGTTCCAATCAATATAATACTCGTTAAAAATTATCTTTTCTTTGGGGTATTCCGGGTTGTCATATTTCTTTTTTGCCCCAATATATGTACGAGCAGAAAAATAATCAATTTCGTTCTCAATATTATGTGATGGTATTATTATCCTATGGTGGAACTTACTTTCTATTGTATAACCAACATTATATTTATTAAGAATTTCATCAGTAATACCACGGTCCTTTGTAATGTAATTGTACGCCTGTTTATAATATATTGATTTGGTAGCGTCAGAATTAAACAATGTAAACCCCGGAGGTATCCCCATAAAAACTTTCGGGTGTTCTTCATCCTTAGATTTCTTATTGATATCCGGACGCAATAACAAATAATTAGATAATTGTTGTTTATTACCCCAAGTCTTAATCAGTTTATATATTGATCCGTGCGTTTCTTCAGTTTCCCCACAAGACCAACATTGATATACTTCTTTAAAATAGTTAACCTCAAAATTTGCTTTGTTCCTTCCTTGATCACAAACCGGACAATTCCACGATGCCTGTCCTTTACTTTCATAATGAGTACGTGGATCGCCCAATATCTGAGTCAATATATCAAAAACTAGTCCTGAAGAATCATTCATAAAGGTAACTTAATGTTGTTTAAAACGTTTGTAGAAACTTGCATATAACCTTCGGTGGTTTTAATATTTGAGTGTCCCGCTAATTTCTGGATTAATCTACTGTCCACTCCGGATTCGATTAAATGAGTGAAACATGAATGCCTTAGCAAATGAAAATGATAATCCTTCCCCAAATAATGTTTTACAATACTATTACAAGACGTTGAAGAATATTGTAACGAATTTTGCCCATTAAACAAATATTCCTTAGGCCGATATTCCAACCAATATTTCCTTAACAGCTCTAATACATTTTGGGATAGAGGAACAATTCTATCCTTTCTTCCTTTCCCATTCTTAATAGAAATCACCATTCGTTTAGAATCAATATCATTAATTTTAAGATTAATTACTTCAGACACACGAAGACCCACAGAATATCCCAACGATATAATGGCTTTATGCTTTAAATTTTGTATCTTGTTTATTTGATCAACTAAAAATTCCTTATCGATTATCTGTGGTAAATGTTTCTCTTTTCTTGGTCTTTCTAGATTTATTTTAGTTAAGTTGCTTTTCAAAATATTTTTATAAAACAACTTTAAACTATTATAAATTTGATTTTGTTGTGATATTGACGTAAATTTATACCCGTAAATAAAATCTTCTAGGTTCTTTTGAGTTAAATGTCCGGGCGACAGATTATTATTCTTATCTAAAAATAATTTCAGATAAGACAAATAACAATTAATAGTGTTCGTTGAATAATTTTGAACTTTAAGAAAATTTTCGAACTTTCCTAAAGTTGACTTGTACTTCTCATTCATATTTAACAATTTAAGTCATAGTCTCTATATATACTAGTTAGCTGCAAGCACTACATTTGTGCTTCGATTGAAATTTTGTGGTAATTTGACCATAATTAAATATTTTATTTCCTCACGCACTTAAATTCAAGATTTTTACAATCTGGCTGATTAAGGTCAAGCATTTCATTTTCGGCAACTTCTTTATCTTTCCATCTTTCAGGTCTATTTATACATTCTATTTTGTAATAGTCGTTATCCGCACCTATCATCTTTTTTAGTTGCGAAAATGATATTATTGGCTTTACTAAATAGGTGTTTCCGTCAATTTTGATATTTACCCTATCATCCGATTCTAATTGAATACATATAGATAAATCCAAAGTTTTCCCATCCTTACCTTCTGGATGTACGATAAAATCACATCCATTTTGAAAAGATAAGGTGAATATGGTTTTACCTTCTAATTTTTCATCAGATAGATAATTCGCTAACTTTAACCATCTATCAGCCATTTCATTTTTTAAATTTCCCATCGCTCAAAATATTTAATTATTACTTTATTGTTTCAAATCAAGTTTCTGCTA